AGTTAAGATTAAGTTAAGATCTAATTAAGATCTAATTAAGATTAAGATTAAGTTAAGATTAAGATTAATATAATATAGATTTAGGCTAGACTTAGACTGAATCTAGATTAGGCTTAAACTGGATCTGAATTAGAAGAGGAGTCAGTTTAGAAAAAAAGGGGGGGGAAACTAGTTAAACCCCCCTTTTTCTGTCCATATTGAGATTATAATTAATACATTTATTGATAAATAAGATTTAATAGGATAGAGGGACTTGCTAAGAGAGAAGAAGAGATCAATGCCTACTAGAGGAAGATCAGGGGTGATATTAGTGATTATGTCAACTAGAGAGAGGTTATAAGGCAGGATTTATGGGTCGTATAATAACTATTATGTCAACTACATCCCATTATTAGGAGATTCGAATAAGGGGGGGCATATGGGAACTTTCCGATTGACCCTAGGTCTATTAGTGCATCACTTGCTGGGTAAATTTTATCTTTTCTCATACTAGGTCTTTTCTTCATTTGCTATAAACCTCCATATTTTCCGCAATATGGTTTCTACATCATATCGTCCGTATTTCTTTCTAAACTTTTCAAGCCCTAATTTTTGTATCTCTTCTGCTGTTTTTCCTATAACATTTGCGAAAAAGGTTTTCTTTTGTAGCAATGTTTCAAAGGGTTCCTTTCTTCTTTTCGCTTCCTCTTCGAGAAATCTTCTAAGGTGTTGAGGAAGGTCTTCCCAATAAAGAGGCTTGTGTTCTGGTTTATTTCTCATACTAGGCTTTTATCTTCCAGAACAGTCTTTTTCTTTTTCATCTCACTGAGCAGTTTACCTGACAATTCCCAGCATAATAATTTTAGGTCATTTATGAACTTGACATGGTTGATGAACATTCTGATGTCGTCTTTATTGCCAACCAGGGTGATATGAGCGTTTTGAGGTAAGCAGTTGAGGGAGATTGTATGGAGGCCGAATCCGTCGATTGAGAATTTTTCTTTTTTCATTTTTCTCCCAAACTGATTCTCATTTTTTCTTTCTGGGTTTTATTTTGAGCTTTACCATTTTAGGGTTTCCAACCAGCCTACCCTCAAAGTGGAACAGCGTCACATAATGGTTCATATTATTGGCTGGCTTCTTTTTATTTTTCAATTTGGCCTGATTATTCGTCTATCCGGCTTTGCCTTCACCATGACGAATTTCTCTGATTTTATGACTCTATCGAGGATTTGGAGGATCTCGAGGAATATCTTGGCGTCTTTTTTATTTGAGAAGAAATAGGCTTTTGATTTGGGGAGGAGGGGGGAGGTGAATATCCTGATTTTGAACCCGGCGAAACTGATGGCTTTGGGTTTCATTAACTCGGTTCCACGAAAGCGGATATTTTCTTTTTGAGTTCGCGGATCTCACGCCGTTGTCGTCGAGTAACAAGATAGAGACGGGCGACAGAGGAGCGGGAGCGCCGGAGTTCGCGGACGACAACGAAAAGTGCCCGACGGAGCCTTTTGTCTTCATAGGGACAGCGGACAATGTCTTCTTTCACAGCCACACTTTAATCGTATCATGGAATTCCGGGGAGTCAATAGGGTTAGTATAAGATATTGACAAGTAAAGAGTTCTAAGTGTATTTTAAGAAGTGGGAAATGGCATGGGCCTAAGACGGCGATATCGGGTCTGGCGATTCAAGCGCAAAATAGGGAAACTCATCAAGTTTTTTTTGGAGTTGGACAATGCCATGAAGCATAATCATCCCAAATGGAAGAGGCAACAATTTTGGAGAGATTTCGTGAAGTCAGACGAGTTCCGCAGGGGGCTTCGGCGAAAGCTTCCCGCGCTCCTCGAGGAAGACCTAAAGTAACGGTCAGGGAATGGGGCGGGATTCCAGTCCTCTGTGGTGCGGAGAAGATTCCCCATCATATCCGTCGCGGCAAGCGTCCCAAGCCGCCGATGGCTGAACTCGGAATCGAGAAGCTCAAGCCACAACAGAAGTTGGCGCTTCAAAATAAATTCGAGTTGGGAATGTCGAACCGTCAGGCTGCAATCCAGGCCGGTTATGAGGAAACAAATGCGAGCCGTGTTCTTCCCCGGCTCCTCCGAAGAAAACCTATAGTCGATGAACTTGAGCGGCAGGGCGTAACTGATATAAAGATAGCCTCTGTTATCGCTGAAGGGCTGGACGCCATGCACCCGATAAAACCAGAGCAACCTGACCATCACGCCCGGGCGAAATTCGTCAGCGAGGCGAATAAGGTCAAGGACAATTATCCGCCGAAGAAAGTCGAGATCGAGGAGAAATCGACGAGAATCGTGCTGAGTGACCGCGCCTATGAGAAATATCTTGAAGATAAGCGTATGAGGGAAGAAGAACGGCGCAAATTGATGGGCGAAAGTGAATGATAGAAATTGTTGATAAGCAAGGCAAGCGGGCTGGGAGCCGCGAATCATGGATTTATGACAGCCTCCATGACCTCTGGATTCTCTGCCACGACGTTTTAAGTTTTCAGAAGGACATTGAGTATCAAGACCTTAATTGGGTTCATAAGGCCCTGTGTGATTTTATCGATCCCAACAAGCAAGCCTATCGGCAACTTTTAGTTCTGATGGGACGGGATATGCTTAAAAGTTCAATCGGCAGGGGCATGATGATTCAATGGCTTCTCAATAAGGCTTACTACGGGATGTCGGGTGAGGCCTTTATCTACTGTGGCATCCTTGATCTTGCGAAACAGCATCTTGAGAAAATCGTTGATGAGATTCTCTACAACGAACTCATTCAATCTCTTTTTCACGGGAAAATCCCGGCCAAGGTCTCAGATCAGCGATTCAAGTGCCGGATTGACGAGGGCGAGATCGTTTGGCGCGGCAATATAAGAATAGCTACTGGCTCGCCAGAGAAGCCGATCTCTGGACGCCATTTTGAACTCGGAATGGTGGACAATCTCAACAATGAAGTCAACACCCGCACCGTAGAAATGCGGAAAAGCATAAATCGAAGTTGGCAAACGCTTGAATCGGTTTTTATTGAAAAATCACGCGAGGTCGTTTTTGAAACGACCTGGGCAATAGACGATGTTTCTGGAATCATTCTCGATCCTGAAAGCAAGTTTGATTATTCCAAGATAAAAAGAAAGCCCTGTCATGTTTTCATGTCGAACATAGGCTACAAAGTTTTTAGTTGTCCCGCCACAATGGGCGAAGGCGAGATAGGAACGCCTGTTTTCCCTGAAAAAATCGACTTAGAATATCTTGAGCGAAAACGTCGAAAGCAGGGATATTACCTTTATTCAAGGCTTTATGAGCTTCAGCCGATGGCTGATGAAGAGGTCATCATCCGGCCCGAGTGGTGGAATGTGCATTACGAAAGGCTCCCCATGCCCTTTATCCGCAATATCTGCGTTGATGCTGCCGGGTCAACGAAGAAGGGAAGTTCTTATTCCGGCCTTTCTATCGGAGAGTGGGACGCGGCGGGAACGCTCTATCTTCCCTGTGCGACCAAAAGAAAACTCTCTTTTAAGGAGCTTGAAAAGTGGATTGTTACTGAGTTTGACATGAGTGCTGAGGAGGGGCGGCCCGTTACCTGGGTTGGAATTGAAAAAGAAAAATTCGGCATGGATTTAAAAGCTCAAATAGAAAGTTATAGGTCAGATATTGTTATCACGCTTTGGGACAACCGGGGTATTCCTCGCGAAAAACGCCATGAGGACCTTGTCCCTTATTATGAGAGCCGAAAGATTCTTGCAGGGCCGGGGCAAGTAGATTATGAGGATGAGCTGAGAACTTATTATAAGGGCAAAGACTCGAATGTCGATATCATTGACACGATTTGGGGCCATTTTCAGCTTCGGCTTCTTCCCACGAAACCAAAATTTCCTACTCCTTATGAAGCGACAAAAAGTCAACTTGATAAAGAAGTCGAGGAATTTGAAAAGCAGAGCGAGGGCGATATGCGTGACCGGATAAGAATTCCGAGGGGGATCGCTTTAAGGTTTTAGATGTCAGAAGCGGCAATAAAAAAAAGATTAAGAAGAGCTGTAGAGGCTGCCGCTGAAATTCTCGATTATCCCAAAGGTTCATACGGTATCATCATGCTGGATGGGAAAACTTTCAATATTGAGGCGATAAGCCGTATGGAAATAAGGAAAATCAGGATAGTTCTGGACGAAATTAAAAAGAACGATGAAGAACTTGTTAAAAAGTTTCCACTTCCAGGAAACTGCACTAAGGAGATTTGGTGTAGAAGTTCCGAAGGTGGTTTTTTTATGAAAAAAATCTCTGATTGAAAATCTTGTCAATGTCTATTTCCCCCACCCTTAGGTTCACTTTTTGGTGACCCCTTAGGTTCACTTTTTGGTGACCCCTTGGGTTCACCCCACTAAAAAACCAGGGCTTATATTCTAGGTGCATTGAAAGACTATCTGTCTGGATGGCGTTTCTTTCTCACAGCACTCGTCTTCGTCCTTTCCTCTAAGGAGAAAAAATGAATCTTTGGTTTATCGCGCTTCTCGTTGTTGTCCTCATTGATGCCGGGGTGATTTGTTTCATCACTCACAAGCATTACGAGGAGAAAAAAGAAATCTTCAACCGCTTCATGGCCGGCGACTACCGAGCCTATATGTATTTCAAGGATGAAAACAAAGTTGTTGTGGATAACCTCAAAAAGAGACTTGAGGCCGAAAGGGAAAAAGTGGAAACGGAAGAAGAGCTGGAAAAAAAGAGAGCGGCTGAGGCGTTTTAAAGATGGCAGAGAAGGCAAAGGAACAGGAAAAATTCAAACCTCTCGGTCCACGTGACCTCACCGGGGACATGAAAGAGATCGTGGAGGAAACTGACTGGTATTGGCTTAATCATCCTGTCGTCGAACTCTATCATGGAGCCTGGGAAGAATATATCGCTTGGTTTGAGGGCGATCAATATTCCTATTACAGCACAGTATTAGAGAAACTTGTAGATGTTACGCCGCTTGTGGAGCGCGAGGTCAAAAATGTTTATAACCGGATCCTCCCGATGGTTAGACAGCAGTGGGGGGAGATTCGCTATCCGCACTCTTTCTATGTCGAGCCGAACACTTCGGAGAGCGCAGACAAGAAGGCTGCGAGTATGGCCTCGGCTCTTATCGAATACACGAATGTTCTGCGGCTTTTCAACCATAAAATAAACTACGCCAAGCTTTGGGCACTTGTTACAGGCAATGTCTTCTGGAAGGAATGGTGGAACAGGAAGCTTTACGGATTTACTGAGGGCAAGGATGGCAGGCCGATAAAAGAGCCTGGCGATGTTGATTACAATTGGGTTAATCCTTTCAATGTCCGGCCTGACCCAAATGGAAAAACGCGGGATGAGTGGCGCTGGCTCATTGAGGGCAAGCTTACGCCCAAGGCAGAGGTCGAGGAAGAGTTTGGTTTAGCGAAGGGGACTCTCCCTGCTGAAAATATCATGAGGTCGGAGATCGGACTTTTCCGACGGGCTGACCAACCCAAACCCCATGAGGAAATGATTATCAGGAAGGAAAGATGGGCAAGGCCGACGAAAAATTATCCCAAGGGTCGATTCAGTGTTATCGCGGGGGGATATCTCTGCTATGACGGCCCGAGCCCGGCGGCAGCGGATGGGGACATTCCCTATTTTCAACTCATGGGGACGATGCCGATTCTTGACGAACAGTGGGGAGACTCTTCGGTGAGGATCGGGCAAAACGCCCAGCGTCAGTTTAATCGCTTCGGTTCCATGATCGATGAGCATATTCAAAACTTTAAAGTGAAGGGCATGATCCCTAGAAATTCTATGAATTTCAGAGACAAGGTGTCCTTCTGCCGGGCCGGGGTTGACTTTGTTGAGTTCAACCCAACTGGTTACGGTAATCCTTATTTCCAGTCTCCCCCCCCGCTTCCCGAAATCATTATCCGCATGTTCCTGTTTATGGAGAATGAGATGGAACAGGAAACATCGGTAAGAAAAACACTTCAAGGCCAGCTTCCTAAATATGCTTCCCGCGCCTCAGGTGAACTCTTCCAGGGGCTTGTCGCTCAAGACCAGAAAGTCCTCTACCCGGCCATTGAGGACCAGGAGGTGCAGTTGCAGGCCGCCATGAAATATCGGCTTGAACTCATGCAGAAGCATTATAGCCTACCGCGAATGGTCAAAATTACGGGAAAAAATAAAGCGACTTCCATCGCCTATATCAAAGGTGCAGAGATCGCCAACAACACTGATGTCAGAATCCGCTCCGGCGTCGCACTCATGCAGAGCATCGAGGCAAAACGGGAGGTCGTCAGCTCCATGATTCAGCAAAACCTCATTACTGACCCGAAGAAAGCACTTGAGCTTCTCGACGTGAAGGGCATTGAGGAATACATGGAAGATGAGTATGTGGATGAGCGCCAGGGCCAGCGCATCATAGAACTCTTCAAGCAGGGGAAGGCTTATATCGAGGTCCAGCCCGACGATAACCACGCCGTTCTCTATACGGTTTTCAATAACTTCCGCAAGACCGAGGAGTTTGACACATTGCCGAAGGATGCTCAGGACAAAATCCAGAAAAGGATTGATGGTCATAAGGCCTATCTGCCGGAGATCCAGAAGGCCACGCAGCTACAACCAGCCGTCACGACCCCAGCTGAGGCTGAGGTTCCCGCTGAAACTGGCGGGGCAGGACTTGGAGCAGGGGCCGGAGCCGCAGGAGCATTGGAACAGTTAAGGAAATTGCCTCCCGAGGTCGTTCAGGAGGCCATGCGGCAAGTTGCGGCTGAAAGTCAAGGTCAAGGAGCAATGTAATGGCTAATCTTTTAAGTCTCAAGGAAGTCTCAAACGAGTTGAATTTCTCGGAAGAGGAAATCATGGAACTCGTCAGGCAGAAGAGAATCCCTTATCTCTATTTTCCGGCCAAGGACGAATATCTTTTTCCCGATACGGATGTTCGGCAGGCCCTGAGTCCACGGCCAAAGAAGGAAGAGGCGTCAGCTTTTGTGGAAAAGAAACAAAACGAGCCGGTAGTCGCAAGACGAGGCCGTCCAAAAAAAATATAAAAGGAGAAATTTTTCATGGAAAGCACAGCTTCAGAGGAAAAGGCCGAAAGTCGGCCCTCCGGTATGAAGGGGATTGCTGAGGGGATTAGGACATTGGTCGCTGAAAGCACTGCCAGCCCCGCTGCGGCGAAAGAGGCAGTTGTGGAAAGCGAAGAGAAACCCTGCGTTGAATGTGAAGAGAAAGAAGCGGAAGCGGCAAAGGCAGCCAAAAAGAGCCGATTGTTTATCGTGGACAAGGAAACAGGACAGGAAATTCCTGCTGTTTTTACGTCCGAAGGTAAAGACTATGAGGCAGATTCGGTTGACAAGCTCAAGACTTGGACCGGACTCGGTATTCATGCCAATCGGCGACTTGAGGAACTCAAGAAATTTGAGGAACCCGTGAAGATGGTTCTCAAGGCGATTGAGGAAGGTCGTATTGTCATCAAGGACAAAGTCGATTCTTCACCTCCCGTGAAGGAAAAGGTGGAAGAGGCGGCGTCTGAAGATGAGGAAGACTTCATCACCGACCCGGCTGTTCTCAAGGAAAGGCAAAAAAGGCAGGCCTTAGAGGGCGAGGTCAAGGAACTCAAAAAGACGATTGATTCGCTCAAGGTCTTTGTTGTGAGCAGCAAGACCGATGAGATGAAGAAGGAGATCGAATCCGAGATCGAGCAACTCTCAAAAACCTACCCTTTGGGAAAAAAGAGAAGCAAAGAAGTTTGGAAACTTCTGGCCGAGATTGGTGAAGATGGGGCTCCGGCGTACACCGTCGAGACCGCCATGAAGACCGTTCACGAACAGAACCTCAGTGATTTTCAAGAGTGGACGAAGGATCATCCCGAATTCATTGAGAAAGACAAAATCAAGAAAGAGGGAATCCAGGAATACCTCAAGGACAAAGAGGAAAAGGAAAAGGCCCCCGTCTCCGCACCTTCCGCTACGGGAACAGGTGCGGTCGTGGAAGCTAAGCCCGAAATAAAGGGCATGAAGGATGCCGTCTCCAAGATGAAGGATTTTCTCAAGCAGTCAACTAAAGCAGGGAAAAGTCTATAAGACAGGAGGTTTTCGATGTTCAGCATCGAGGTTGAGGACAAAATCTATAACGAGATGATTTCCAAGGGAGTCGTCTCCGAGGTGAGAGGGCTGTCGAAATTAGCAGACAAGATCAAGAAGGACTTCGATAAAATCGACGCACACGGGAAATATATCACCCAAAAGATGAATTTCGGCGGATCTCAGGCCTTCGGAGCAAAATCCAACAGCTCCTATCCCACTGGGCAGCAGGTCACTCCGGGTGAGGCCTTGCTTCGGGTCAAGCGGTTCGAGATGTTCACCATGCACTTTGATGGACTTTCCTTGGAACTTGCGGAAAAAGGCGGCTCTCCCATTGATCCCGAGGATTTTGAACAGCAGGAACTTTTTAAGGGCATGGGCGATGACATGAGTCGCCAGCTTATGCTCGATGGCTCAGGCGTCATCTGCCAGGCCAACGGAGCAGGGAGCGGGACAACGGCCCTCGTGGTCGATTCACTATATTTTTCAAAGCCGGCAAGTCTTTTCTTCAATCCAGGGAGAGTGATTGACGCTTATCTTGCCGCGGCTCAAGAGATCAACAGCATCGCCATCGCAGCAATCGCCTCAGATGTGCAGTTGACGCTCGCAAGCAACCAGACATGGAGTGACGATTCAAATATTTACGGCGAGGACGTTTACACTGGCACAGAGGCGGTCGGCAAGGGCGAGATCATGGGGCTTTTGGGGATCGTCAGAGACACAGACCCGCCAGCACCTAATGCTGCAGGGCTCCAGGGACTGCCGGTAGCCAGTTACCCGCTTTGGAAGTCCAAAGTTTGGGGCAATGGCGGCGTCGCACGGCCTTTTGATGAAGACCTGATGATCAAGGCGCTACAGTATGCCGAAAAGAGAGGCAAGATTACCGTTCTCCTCATCACCGAGGGCATTTTCAGATTGTGGAAACAGCACCTTGACGCTTATAAAGTGCTCGGTTCCGAGCCCAAGGCGATGTGGGGAGGCTGGGTCGCGCTTCCGTTCTATTATGACGGCCGGATTATCCCGATGGTGCAAGACCTGTATGTTCCCGATGGAAACATCATGGGTCTCGCTGAAGATGAATTTACGCTCCACTTGACAAATCCAGCCTGGGTCACCTGGGAAAAGGTCGGAGGCTCGAGACTTCAGAAGGTCGCCAATAAGAACGAGTATGTTTCCGAAGGACATATCTTCGGCAACCTGGGCGTCCGCAGCCGCGCTCCTCATTTCCGCATCACAGATATTGAGGAACCTGAATAAGAATAAGTAAGGGGGGCGCTTCGGCGCCTCCCTTTCTTGGAGATGAGGACATGGCACTTTTAAGTCCGCCAAAATCGTTTGTGCGGGAACTTAAACGGATCGACTCTCGGCTCTATCCGCTTTACTTCGACCGTTTCAGAAAATGGATGATCGTAAGTCCTTGCCAAAGGCCCGTGGCGGGTGTCACCGAATATGACCCAACCTCGGAAAAGCACGTAGCCGTTGAATTCCTGATTGAAGACGAGAATGGCAGGCCGCTGCCTCTTTCGAGCGCCGTTCTCCATGTGGTCAAGCTGGCCTTCTGTGATACGACTCGAAGAAAACCGTTCAGCTTCTACTGGAAGGCGTTCAAGGAAAGTGAAAGACGAAGGCAGTTTGTGGCAGCGCGTGAGAGGCAGTCGATTTTCAAGGAAGCGGGTCGGGAGATCAAGAAGTTTAAGACAAGCGAAACTTTTGTTTTAGGGAGGTAAAAATGTATGTAGGCTATAGTCGCAAAGAAGTTGAAAGGGCTGGAGCGGTAATCACGAAGCTCTATTCCGGGACAGTCTCGGCAAGCGGAGACTCAAAGTCCGCTTATAAGTGGATTCCTCCTTTCATCAGCCGGGCGAATCTTTTCCTGAAGGCCACAGAAAACTCGGGCACGGCCACGATGGATGTGAAAGTCGTAACAATGCACCCGAGGGTCGCGGGACACACGACAGACTGGTATGACCTTCAGGCCTTCACTCAGCTTTCGGCGACTGGAAAGGAAAAGAAAAGCCTCGCCAGTGGCCTCGGCGATAAGCTCGCCGTGGTCTGGACTGTTACCGGGACAGGAAACTGGACGATTGAGGTTTACGCAGAGCTGAAGCTTTAGAAAATTTAAGGGAAAGGGGGAGGGCTAATGCCCTTCCCCGAATCTTCTTAAGGAGTTTGATATGAGAAAAACTCGAATTCTGTTTTTGGCGATTTTCCTTATTTTCTCTTTATGTATTGTTTCAGATACGGCCCCAACGAGATACAAATTTCTGACGAGCGATATCACGGTTCCGATCAACACAACTTGGGTCGAGGGGACAGACTTCACATCCAAAACAATCATGCTTGCCTATGCACAATCAGCAACCCTGACTTTTTACGTCAAAGGAAACAATGCGGCATGTTCAAAAGATGTAATTTTCAAGTTTGTGGCGTTTGATTCTTTAAGGAACAAATGGGACACGATTGATGCTCTGGGTGGATCGGGTGTGACAGTTACAGCTAATGGAACTACGGCAGTTCAGATAACAAAGCTTCTCTATGCTTATTTTGAGAAGATCAAGTTATTGTCGGTTCAGAATCAGGAGACCGTAGCTGGATATACGGTTGATGTGAATGTCTCGATATTTATTAAGTGATAAAGGCGGAGGATAAGATGAAACATACACTGATGAAGCTTGGTTTTCTTAGTGCATTTCTTTGTGCGCTGATATTTTTGGGCACGGCGCAGATTCCGACGATCCTGCCGGTTTCGCCAATCACAGAGAATGTGCAATTTCAAAAAGAGGCGCAGTTTCTTACCAATTCCTACTATTCCATCATCAAGGGTTCTATGGCAGAGGGCTTGGCAGGTGCAGACCTGCGTATCGGTTTGGATGAATCGAATCGCACGCTGATTATTTGCGACAGGGGGGACATTGGGACGGATTTTGGATTGACGGCAAGCAGTGCGCCGAGAATAAAGATTTTTAGTGCCACAGGAACTAATGCACTCGATTTATATACTGGGAATATTGTTCAAAATGGCACTCAGCTTAATTTTTCTGCCCAGAAATTTGTTTTTTCTAGCGGAACAGACCAAGCCTCTGGAAATATGTATGCATTTAATTCCGATGCTGGCGCCGAACTCACCGCCGCTTCCGGCATACAATCCTGGCTCTATGTAGAACCCAAAATCAATCAATCTGGCACAGCGGCTTACAATGCTATTCTCGCCAATGTTACTGAAACGGCACTTGGAAGCGGGGCAAATAATCTACTGGATTTGCAGGTAGCAGGAACATCGAAATTCAGGGTCAATAACAAGGGTCTTTTGGCCTATGGCGCAGAATACGACAACGGCAATTCCGGCGCCGCCGACACAATCGACTGGAATAACGGCAATGGACAAAAATCAACTTTAACGGCTGCCTGCACCTATACTTTCACGGCCCCGACTTCTGGCGTTACTCGGCTTCAGCTCCGAGTCATCCAGGGCGGAACGGGAAGCTATACTGTAACTTGGCCTGCAACCGTGAAATGGCAGGCTGATACAGCACCCACTTTATCCACCGCTGTTGGCTCAGTGGATATCATCACTTTTTGGTGGGACGGCCAATTTTATCGAGGCGTAGCTTCGGTAGGATGGACAACTTGAGGTAAGCCATGATGCGCCGACTATTAAACAAATTTATCCTGCCTGTCTTTCTGGCTTTATTTGTCTTGACTTCTTTTGGTTTCTCAACAACTTACTATGTAGATTCAGCAGTAACAGATACTTATCCCGCAAGCGCAACGCCAGATTTCACGACTTATAATCACGTGACGTTTGAGACGACGGGTGGCACGGATTCCGTTTATAAAACCATAGCCGATGTCAATGCCAAGATGTCAACGCTTGCTTCAGGGGACTCTGTTTTATTTAGGCGAGGACAGAGTTGGCAAGAAAGCCTTGTTATTAATAAAACTGGCCTGACAGATTATCTCACCTTCGGAGCATACGGTACTGGGGCAAAGCCGATTATCTGGCAGGCGAGCGGTGGAAGCGTAGCGATTACTTGTTCAACAGCGAATGTTTCATATATTTGGCTTGATAATTTAGAAGTATATACTGTTAAGGGAGCGGGAACTAATACGGCTATTTGGATTTACGGTGATAATGCTACAAACTGGAAATTCACAAATTTATTAGTTTCACAATCTGCTCAGAATGGAATCTATTTACAGAGAATTGATACATATCTCATTGAAGATTCTATCGTCCATGATTGCGATCAATGTAACGTAGTTATTTATGGTTCTGCTACTTATCCAATTACTAATGGCACAATAAGTAATGTAGTTTCATATAATGCCGGAGTAGAGGATGGCCTGATGATTCATGACGATGCCAGCAGTAATCACCCTGGGGCACATCATCTTGTAGAGAACTGCGAGGTATATAATAATTATGAAGATGGCTTTGACTTGCAGTCTGGCGATGATATTACTGTTCGTGGATGTTATTCGCATGGAAATAATAGTCGTGCTTACAGCCTTGGGACTCATGCAAGTAATATTATTGTAGAAGACAGTTGGGCTGTTTCAGCCTCGTCTACAGCAGGTTTATACGATATGAGCGCAGGGGTGTCTAATGCTACTGTAAGATATTGTATTGGGTATTATACTGGAACGAATGCCGCTTTGTCTACGGGCAATACTAGTAGCAATATATCTAATGCTAAATGGTATAACAATACGATTGTAATAACTAATAGTGCTGCCAAGCTTATGGGTATCATGGCAGCCACGTTGACGACCCTTATTGTTAAAAACAATATTTTTATTTACTTGGGAACAACACCCGTAACGTCTTGGGTTGTGTTTTATAGTACTACTCAAAACCCGACAGAAATGGGATGCGATTGGAATTATAATTGGTATTATGTTCCAAATGTAACAGAGGGAACAAATGCAAGGTGGTATGTAACCAAAAATACGACATTTTATAGTTATGCAACCTGGAAATCTACTTGGTCGCAGGATGCCAATTCATCAGCGAACAGAACTACTAACCCATTACTTGTGAACGGCTCAGGCAACTGGTCGCTGGATACAGATTTCAAGATTCCCTCAAACTCGCCCTGTAAGGATGTTGGCGTAAATCTTGGCTTGACAGAAGATTATTTCGGCGGGTTTGTTCCCATTGGGAGTGCACCAGACATAGGTGCGCACGAGTATCCGTCGGATGTTCCGGCGAAAAATGCGCTTTTTGTATTCGTCGGTTTGCTTGCTATTACGGCCTATCGGAATCGGAGAAAATTTAGATGAAAATTCAAATTGACCTAAAGGACATCATCGTTTTCGGGCTTATCTTACTCTGCCTTGCTTTCTGTCTTAACCTTTACTGGAAGATGGAGAATATTAAGCTTGCACAGCAGGTGAACCAGAATACTCAGAGCATCCAGCAGATTGTTACCTTTCTGAATCAAGGACAGCAGGCAAAGGCTGGAGCTCCGTCGGCAGAACAGCCGAAAGTGGAGAAGAAATGACAAGAGGAGAAATTAGAAGCTACATCAGGATTTTGGCCGATGAACTCACCGAGACTCCCGAAGGACTTTTCTTGGATACTGAACTCGACTTGCTCATCAATATCTCTCAGCAGAAAACTGCCGTGGAGCTCGCCCCGTTCATTCCCTGGGCGATAACAAAATCTTTTCTTATCTCAACGGTCGCCAACAAGCGCGAGTATGATGTTTTGGCTGACCTGAGCGTGACGGATTTGTTCATGTTTTTCGGGATCTTCCATAATGAATCGGGATATAAACAGACTGAACTTCTCTATGTCGAAAAGGATCAACTTGTTGAATATAATGTTATCGGCGAAACTGGCGATCCCAAGGTTTGGTCATGGGACTCGCCTGGCGTCATAGCACTCGACCCGTGCCCCGACCAGAGCGTGACAAGCAAATTCAAGGCGGTCTATATTCCTGTTTTCCATGATCTAAATCAAGATACTACTCATGACCCTCCGACAGGCAAATATGCCATCCCCTTCAACGGGCTAGTTACTTTGACGCCGACCCATTCTCTCATATCTCTGGATGTTTTGAAGCAGTGGCATATCCGGGGCGAAGAGGAAGGTTCTGATATTGACCAGCGCTATAGGGAAGTCTTCTCGTCTGTTATCTCCACAATGTCTATGGCCCAGGGCGTGACCTCGAAGATGAGGCCAGAATTGAGGGAAATGATCAAGAGGTGAAAGATGTATCGGCACTCGGTGAAGGGACTCTATCGGTTCGACGGGATCAAGAGCCTTGCCGGAACCTTAAACGAGCTTTCTGCGCCAACCGAAGTGCCTGAAGCTCAAGTTATAAAATGTCTTAATTTCAAGCCACATAAAGACGGAATCAGCCGGGTCAAAAGGCCAGGATATTCGAAGTTTGACGCTTTCTATAACTTTGAGGGCCTTCCAATAAGAGGACTTTTTGATTACTGGGATGAGACTCCTGTCAATAGATATGAGGTCATTACCTCAAAAAAGATTTTTAGCCGTGCAGTAGGAGCAGGGTCGTGGTCAGAGCTTTATTCTCAAACTGCGGAGCTTGAATTTCCAATCAAGCCCGTGGTTTATCTTCGGGAAAGACCGATTGTCGTCGGGTTTGACACAAACAGATTAGTTGAGCCGACAACGACTTATGGGCTCGGGATTGTGGCCCCATCCTCAGCACCGACTTTAGCAGAAGGCGCAGCTGGCAGCCTCACCGGAACTTTTAAATATGTCGTGACCTACATGAGGAGCGGAAATTTTCAGGTCGAGAGCAATCCCTCTCCGGAATCCTCGCCGATAACTGTAACTGCAAAAAAAATCAACCTCTCCGCTATCCCAGTATCGACTGATCCGAAGGTGGACAAGAAGAGACTCTATAGGACGACCGCAGGTGGAGCAGTCTTTTTTTGGGTTGCCGACATAGCCAATGCCACAACGACCTATGAAGACAACATCACAGAACTTGGAGATGAAGTCAGTTATGATCGTTATCCGCCGCCCGTGGCGATATTCGCTGAAGTCTGGGATGACCGAGTTTGGTTTGTGCCGAAAAGTGATAGAAACCAACTTCACTTTACAAACAAGGGTTCAGCCGAAGAAATGGACAGCGATAACATCATCCAAGTCAAGGGAAAAGATTCTGATGAGATCATGGCGATCAAGGCCTACATGGACTCGCTCTATATCTTCAAGCATAAGTCACCTTGGAGGCTGGATAAAATCGGCGAATCTTCTTACCAGTTGACAAAACTTCCATATAATATCGGCACAGATGCCCCTGCTTCTGTTGCCGTCGGAGGGGGCCTCCTGATGTGGAAGTCAAAAAGGGGAATAGAGATTTTTAACGATCAAGTTATTTTTGATCCGCCGTTTTCCGATTTAATTCCCGAGACATTGGCGACTATAAATGAGGCCGCAATCGGCAAGGCCTTCGGGGAGGTGAATGAAAAGGAAGGCGAATATTGGCTCGCCGTTCCTACTGGGGCATCAACGGAGCCAGACCTCGTTATAGTTTATGATTATATTGGGGGGAAAATAAGCAGATATATATTTGCCAAGAAATTAACTGCGATGCACAACATCAGGGATGGGAATTCAAAGCTTCAATTCATTACTGGAAGTTCAGACGGCAATCTTTATATTCAGGATTCAGGATTCACGGATGACGGCACGCCGATTACGGCAAACTTCATGACAAAGCAGTATTGTTGTTTAACGAATGAGAAGGGGTTATGGAATGTCCTCCGCAGACTTTTTGTGGATTACATTTGTCCAACCGGAACAAGTGTTGTTTTGAAGATATACAAAAATAAGGAAAAGGTCGCAACTGTTTCAACTTCGCTTGCAGGGGTAACGCCGTCGGATTCGGACAAGGCCAGAGAGGTTATTTTAAAGCGCATAAACCTTGGATTATCTTGCGCTTATGTTTGTTTTGAGTTTAGCCATAATGAGACGCCGACAGACGAAGTGAGAATCCTGCCGCCTGAAATTTATTTTAAGCGAAGGGTCTGGAAGTCTGACGTTAAGGCCGATTGATGACATACGAAGAATTCATCGAAATGCTACGGGTTCAGGGAAAGCCTGGGACAATAAAAGAATCAGACTTGGCCGATGGTGCAATAACGGCCAAGAAAATCAAAGTCGGTGCCTTGACTGCCGAGACGATAGCGGCCGGCACGATTACTGCGGATAAACTCAGTTTTAATCCCTACATTATAGGCACGAATGATCTTGATGACGTCGTAGATGGAACCTCTTACGCTAAGATATTAAGCAGTGCAGCGCAAGGCGGCCTGGTTCTTTTGAGTCAGGCGGTGGGCAATATCGATAACATAGGTGACGGCACAACCTATAAAAAAGTTTTAGCGACAGATATTTCAGCCGGACACATTCTTTTATCTTCTGTAATCGGAACCTTAGACAATGTGGCCGATGGTACAAGTTATGGGAAGGTTGCCATAACAGATATTCAAGCAGGCCATATTTTGCTGGCTACGGCAGTAGGAAGCTTAGACAACATTGCCGATGGGTCAAATTATGGCAAGGTAGCCTTAACCTCTATTAGCGCAGGAAAAATCATTGTAGCTGGTCTTGATAGTGGCGTAACTGCTCGGATGTTCCTTGATGGCACGACCAAAACCAACATAGAGGCCTGGCGGCATGCATCGGACGTAACCCTGATAGATGGGGGGGATATCTACACCAAGTCCATTACCGCCGTTAAATTAGATATAGCTACGATAACCGATAACTTGATTCTTAATCCATCCTTTGAGCAGGCGGGGGGATGGGCGGTGGTGGAGGAAAACGGGACGGCCACGTATTCCACTGCAGACAAAACAGAAGGGACATATAGCTTATTATTGTCTGCTCCAGCCGTAGGCTATGGATGTCGAGCTATTCCACTTGTTCCAGGGGATAAGTATACTGTTAGGGTTAAACTTAAGGGGGCGACGGCCACGACTATTGGTTTATATATAAGAATGAATGAAAAAACCACTTATCCTGCTGGGGATTATGTAACCGCGGATTTGCGGGATAGCCGCACAGATTTCGTTACCGACGGTGCTGCGCCATCTACTTGGACGACTTACGAATATACTTATACGGTCCCAGCAAATATCTATTGGGGTTCTTTTTCTATCTATAACTGGACTGGCGGCCCTGCGGGTGGAATCTATATAGACGAGGCAGAGGCCAGGAAGCAGTTAGGTGCGGTGCATATTGAGGATGGGGTAATAAGTTTAACGAAGTTAACCTTTACGCCTTTCGTTATAGGCACAGATGACCTGGATGACATAGCTGAGGGCACGAACTACGGCAAGGTTTTAAAGGCTGACATCTCAGCGGGGCATATTCTACTCTCAGCATGCTCCGGCAATCTTGACAATATCGCAGACGGTTCAAATTATGGGAAGGTAGCATTAACTTCTATAAGTGCCGGTAAAATCATCGTGGCTGGTTTAGATAACGACGTGACAGCCAGGATGTTCGCTGATGCCACCACTAAGACCAACATCGAAGCCTGGAGGCATGCATCGGACGTAACCCTGATAGACGGTGGGCACATCTACACGGGTACGGTTGTTGTTGGGGCGTTGGGAAGCGACGTAATCGCCAGGGTCTTTTCCGACGGTACGACCAAAACAAACATTGAGGCCTGGAGGCATGCATCGGATGTGACGCTGATAGACGGTGGGGATATCTATACGGGGACGGTAACCGCCAATAAAATCAGCGTCACTTCGCTCTCTTCTATCCACGCAAACATGGGAACCATTACGGCAGGAAAAATTGATGTCGGAAACATAGAAATAAACGCCGATACGGAGAGAATCCTGATGGGTGCAGCGACCGCCCCGAAAACTGGCATTGGGGTATTTATCGGAAAAGATGTAGCTGACTATGAATTCAGATGTGGTAATCCTGCGGGTCATATGATGCATTGGGATGGTGCTACTTTATGTCTTTATAAGGATGGAACTTATTTTGTTAACGCCCAGGAACTTGAGGAGGGGGCGGCCCGAGCCAGAATGTATATACAGGGTTCTCCCTATGCTGGTGGCTTTCAGGGTAAGCTGATGAACGATGAAACGGGATATTATTGGGCGGGAACGACATATAAAATAAGTCTCACTTTTTTGAGTGGAACGAAATATATGTTGACCATTGATACGGCTGTGCCAGGTGGCGGCGCAGGCAGTGGCGATAGTTGCTTTATTGCAAAAACAAGAATTTTAATGGCTGACGGGAATACTAAAAAAATAGCAGATATTCAAGTAGGAGATTATGTTTTAACAAGGAAATCTGAGACATCTCCGAAATTGGTAAGGGCAAGGGTTTTGAAATTTTATGAACATCCAGAAACCGATATATTTACAGTAATTAATGATGTTCTTGTTGTAACGCCAAATCATAGAATGTTTATCAATGGGAAATGGCAGCGAGTCGAAACTCTTAAATTGGGAGACACTCTTCTTGATGATAAAAATAGGAAAATAGCGGTGAAATCTATAAAAGAACGAAGAGAGAAGGCTGAGAAGGTTTATAACTTGGAAATTGAAAAATACAGGACATATTTTGCTAACGGTTTTTATGCCCACAATGCAAAAGACCCTGGATAAGGAGTAATGATGAGCGAAAAAAAAGAATTATCGAAGGTCGAGCAGTATGCTGTTAGGGCGGCGGTTGAGAGGATTAATTCGGCTCGGACCGAGCTGCAATCTCTCCTGAAGGATATTGCCGCGGAGCAGGGCATAAATCTCAACGACCCAGCAGAAATCTGGGAACTCTCTGCGGATATGAAATCGCTTGAACGGCGGGGGGAGACGAAAGTTTCTCCTAAGTTGACAATCCCGAAAGAAAAAAAGGGAGGATAAAATGGACGGATTAGAAGGATTGTTCGGAGGGACGACGGGTGGTGCTGGAGCTGGGGCAATGGGCGCAGGAACGGCTGGGGCAATGGGCGCAGCGGGGGCAGGTTTTCCGTGGTTGCTTGCCATTCCTATTTTATCGAGCCTTATTCAAGCCCTGACTTCAAAATCTAAAGAACAGCAACAGCAGGAAAATGTCACTAACACACTGAGGATGCTGCAACAACTCGGGATAAAACAACCCTATCAAAGCAAATATACTCAAAAGCTCGACCCGATTATCGCTATGGCCTTGGCAAATCAACTCAAAAGGACATCAAATTGGGGATGGCCGCAGGGAATGGGTATGGACACGGGACTTCTTGAGGCTTTTCTTCAAAGCATAACAAGCCCTAGTTCATTGCTCACGCCGCAAGGAGCACAGAAGAAAACAGTATTTGGAGAGACTAATACTAATCCCATCACCTGGGGGATAACGCCTGGAATATTGGGAGGGTAAAATGGCTATCTATCAAGGAGATCAGGGAACACTCGGGGGTGGAACTTTCAAGCCCAAGCCGCCGCGGGATGTAGAATGTTTTAGTGATACTGATTGCCCTACGGGTTATAAATGCAAAGCAGGCAAATGCGTAAAAATTGAAACACCGGCAGAAAAAACAATAGCTTGCATTGGAGGAATTTGTAAAGAGACTGATTACTCTACGCCCGAATTGATAGCCAGGTGTCGAGGAAAGAATGTCGGCGATAAATGTGGAATAACGGAAACGGGATGTAAAAATAGTGCAGAATGTCCCATTGGTTATGAATGTAAAAATGGTAAATGTGTGAAGATAACAGTTCCACCGCCTGAAGGGGGCGGGGGCGGGGGTTGTAAAGGAGGATACAAAAACACTTCCAATCTTCCTTGTCCCAAAGGGTATAAGACAACAGGCATAGGTGGAGAGCAATGGTGCTGCCCGGAAGAGCTTACGGCCGCAAGTGAGTTTAAGTGGAGCCCCGAAATTGAAGCTCTGATGAATAGAATCTTGGCGAAGGCCAATGAACTTTTAAACCAGCCTCGTGGGCTGTCCGATGAAGAGAGGCAGGCGATTTACAACCGTTCCTTTGAACAGATTAAGGGAATGGAGAGGCCAGCCATTCAATCACGTCTGGATGCGATCTCGAGAATAGGTATGCTTGGGAGCCCCTATGCTGAGAGGGAAGTCGAAGAAGTCCAGAGACAGACGCCGCAACTTCTTGCCACGACATCAAGAGACATAGCTATTGATGAGGCTAAACGTCGGTTCAGCGAACAGCAACAAGTCTATCAGACGGTCATGCAGATGTTAGGCCAGGGGATGGGCGGTGAACAGATTGTCGAAGCCTTAAATGCGGCAAGGAGAGGAGAGGGGACAAGCGCGCTTCAAATGATACTCCAATACTTCATGTCGTTATACGGGGGACAAAACAACGCATACTGGCAGGCCATTATAAACGCCCTCGCCGCTCAATAAGGAGGCTAAGATGCCAGACTTCAGCAAATTTATCCCGTCCATAATGCCGTATATCGAGATGTATCTCAGGGGGGAGTTCACCAAAAGAGAGATTATGGACCGGCTCAAGGCACAGCTTCAAGAATATGCGGCTTGGGGTGAGGAGCAGAGGAAGACAGGCAAGCAATCATTGCAGAACGAGATCATAAAGAATCTCTACAATCCGGAATATTTCAAAGATAAGAATATGCCGGAGCTTGCTATTATGAATTATATCCAGAAGACAAATCCGCAACTTCTTGGTGAAACTCAAGTTCCGGCTGATATCGGACAGCAGTTGCAGGACGCAACAAACGCCCTGGCTCAAATCACAAAATTCAGAATGGCCGGGGAAGCGGTGCCGGATGAACTTCTCCAAAAGGTTTCGCAGTTTTTCGGGGAAAAGGCTCTTGGAGAAACAGCCCAGGATATCATCAAGCAGAAAGAAGGGGCAGCCGAAAGAGGGGTAAGGGGAAGGGAGATCGCAGTCCAAGAGGCTCTTGTCCCGATTAGGAAGGCAGAGGTAGGGCTAAGGGGAAAAGAGTTGGGGACGGAACTCGGCGAGATGACGGCGAAGGAGGCCAGGGTGAGACTTGCTCAGCTTGCAGAGGAGAGGAGAAAATATCAAGTTCAGTTAGCGGGGATCGACGAAAAATTTGAGCCTGAAAAATCAAAGGAGGCGAAATCGGTCCTCAGGGAGATCAAGGTTCAGGAGGATAAGATCAATTCCAAATTCTCAAAGGAATTCGATGCTGAATACAAGGCACTCGCAGATGCAATCAAGGCAAAGGGCGCAACGATTAAGCATCTTGATACCGATGAGCAATTGAGATCTTATCTCATTGAGAACGGCTACAATATTGAGAAATTGAAAAAGTATTTCTAATGAACGGCGAAAAATACGATTTTAGTTTTCTTGATGCCTGGAACCCCCAGGAACCAGCTCTTCCATCTGCGGCTGAAAAGCAGAAAGCTGGTCGGTTTGATTTTTCTTTTCTGGACAGCTGGACGCCTCAAAGAGTGGGGCCAGAAAGAAAACCGATAGAGCTAGAGAAAAAGCCGGGGCTTGGATTTGTCGTCGGCGAGACCCTCAAAGGAACGGGGCAGGATATAGTTCAGACTCTTAAAAATTTGCTAAAGCAAAGTGGACAATTTATGACTCATCAGGTTATGGGAATTCCTCAGCCGGAAGAAGAGGTGGCGAAATTTTATGCTCCTGTGCCAGCCAAAATTGAAGAAGCACCCAAAACGCCGCTGAGGGGAGTGCTCGAGGTGGGGAAAGGACTTGGAAAATTGGGCTATGAATATGGCTCATTTCCAGTAAAGGTTGCTATTAACCTTGCCAAACATCCAAGAGAGCAAATTGTCAATGATCCACTTGGAACTTTAATGTTTCTTAGTCTTGCCTTTGCACCAATTCGTGAAGCTTTAAAAGGGGAGCCGGGTCCGCCATTAACTACTGAAAGTTTGAACAAGGCTTTTGCTGAGGCAACGAAATTGGAACTTGAACCAAAATGGAAGATTACACCTGAAGTCATTACTCAGCAACTTGTGGATAGGTATAACACCGCACTCGGCGAATTCATGAAAACAAAAGAACTCCCTCAGGCCGCTACCCCAGAGCCGAGATTTTTAGCCACCGAGAAAGGAACCGTCATTCCAGCAGAGATGCCCGAGAGGGTTTCCATCCTGGCCCGATATAAGGAGGCAGAGGGTGTCAAACCCGGGATGGAGATCAATATCAAGCAGGAGGCTGATGGCTCTTTGACCGTAAGGACGGCAGGTCAAAAAGAAATCACGCCCGCCGCAGGAGCTGAGTATCCCTATGGCTTTAACGCAAAGGGGGAGAAGACGGTCAGGGAAATCTATGGGGCGATGCAGAACTTCAAGGCTTTGACTGAGGATGGATGGCAAATTGATTATAATCCCGAGACACGAATCGCCAAGATCGTAGGAAAGACGGAGCCGATGAAGGGGACGGTCACTCAGGAAGGGAAGGTCATCTGGACGCCAGAAGTCAAACCGCCGATTGAACCTGTAAAAATGATAGAAACGCCAGCGCTTCAAGCGGAGAAACCGGCGGGAATTGCCGCCAGGGTAGAAGTAGGAAAACCGGTAGTTCCGACCGTGACTCAGCCAAAGGTTAGAAAAGCACCAGTCTTCACAGATCCGCTTCTGCAAACGATCAATGAAATGGGGGGGATAAAACCCAATCCCGATTATCCCGCAGGAGAGCTTAGGAGATTGGTCCCGCCTTCGCTCATCAAGTCCAAGGGTATGCCGATGGATGAGCTGGCGACGGAACTCAATTCAAAGGGATATAACTTTTTGAATGACGGCGAGCTCTATGACCGACTCGCCGGGAAGAAAGCAAGAAAAGGCGAGATGACTAAGGAAGAGTGGCGGGCGACAAAAGAAGAAAAAACGCAAGCAGAAATAGAAAAGGCGGGGGAAGAGGGAAAAGTCCTTTATAGGCGTCCGCCACCGCCCACAGAAAGGCCTCCAACTGCCGTTAAACCCATTGTGACTGCGCCAGAACGAGAGATTAAGGGGGAGGCCCCTACCCCCCTACGCACTCCCGAAACAAAACCTGAAATAGGGCCAAAAATAGTGGAAAAAGTAGAGCCGACTGAAATTCAATTCAATAAGTCTGAAAGGGTATCTCAAAGAAACAATGAGTTGGTATCCGTAGATGTCGCCAAAATGGATGCCGCCTGGCAGAAGGACGAGAGTTTTTATATTAAACCTGGTGAAGAGGCAATCCCTGGACGCAGGGGCCAATTTGAAGAATTCGTAAGGACAGGACAACCTATAGAGGCCCCGAATGTCAGTATCGGGACTAAGGGGCAAATATCGTTTGGAGACGGTCGGCATCGGTTTGCCGTTCTTCGTGATATGGGAGCCAAAGAAGTTAAGGTTAGCGTTCCAAGAAATCAAGCCCAAGATTTTATTGATAGATTTTCGCCTGAGGCAACGGCGAAGGTTGTTTCAAAAAGGGTCGAACCAAAAATAGAGCCAGCCAAGGCCGATGAAATTGAAAGGGGGATTGAAGATGCGATTTTGAACCGCAAGGAGTTTACGCCGGAGCAGAAGGCTTATCTTGAAGAACGGCAGGCTTATAAAAAGTATGAATTCGAGGAAAAGCCGCCTGAGGTTGAGGAAGAGATCGCCCCCGAAGTGGCCGCCCCACGAGAACGGCTTGTCAAAGTTACAATCAAAACTCCATCCGGGGATTTTGTCCAGGAGACGATGGAATCGTCAATCCCTAAAATCCAGAATTATGCCAGAAAGTTAAAGGTCGAGGATAAGATCAAGGTAGGAGAACCCTATATAGGGAAATGGAAAGATTATCTTCCACCTTCTCAAATCGAGACCTTCCTTCAAGAAGTGATGCGCGATGTTAAGACGCTCTCGCCGGACAAGTGGGAAAAGTTTGCCGGTTATCCATTCCTTCCCGAAGTCAAGCGTGTTTTCAAGGACCTGAAGTCAAAGCAGACGATCAAGCGACTTGTGACCAGGGAAGAGATCAAGAATGAGCTTAATAAAACGCCCGAGGGAAAAGTCGAGTGGATGTATCTCGAGACTGAACGCCAACTCAAGGAGAAGATGAAGCCGACCTGGAAGAAGGCACTTGAGACGGCTAAGCGTGCCACTATAGACACAAGCGGAAATCTTAAAACCAAGCTTTTAAAGGAATTAGGGGATGAAGGACGAAATGCGGTTATCCAGCATGATCTTGTTGCGGGAACTTCGGCCAAGGCTGAGCGGCTTTTTGAAAGAGCAGAAAAAGAAATCTATGGCGGCCTGAGCAAAGAAGAAGAGGGACTTCTCAATAGAGCCATTCAATCAAGGCGGACCATCGCCATCAGCAAATATAAGCCAGAAGTCAAGCATCCGATGGGGCTCACGGGCGAGGAGCATGCGGCCTTTCTTGAAAAGATTCCTGCGAAAATCCAAGGCAAGGCAGACCTCTATTTTGCCGAAATGAGAAAGGCACTCGATAGGCTTCACGATGAAGGGCTTTTGACCGAAGAGGCATACAAGGACTTAGCCAGCAAGGGAGATTATTCGCCCCGAAGATTCATCCAATACATTGACCCCGAGAATACCTATACCGTAGGTGGAAGAACGATCACGGTTCCCGACAGCGGCATCAAGGCTCTGGACGAAGGGAGTTTGCGAGTCATGGAGATTGACTCCCGCAATCTTCTCTCCAATGTGATCTCAAGGACAGAGGGAAGAATTTTCAGAAACAATGCCAATAAAGCGCTCTATGAGCTGGCCGACAAAATCCCAGGGAATGGAATCGTGGAGAAGGCCGAGGTCTATAAGGTCACAAAAACTGGAAGGCCAAAGTATGAAACTGCCAAAGGCGGATACACGAAACTCAAGGCCGTCATTGACGGCCAGACAAAAGACATGATCATGCCGGATGAGTTTGCCAAGGAGTGGATAACCCGAGATCCTCTTGTCAATCAGACAATGGCGAACATCATCGGCTGGCTCTCCATGAGCAAGCCTTTAAAAGCTTTTGCAACCGGAATAAACCCAGGATTCGCCATCGGCAATATGCCCCGTGACATCGCACATATCTGGATAACCACGAATGAATACTCAAGTTTCCTGCCAAAATACGGGGCTCAGATGATGCACGATTTAGGGACTGTAGCAAAGGACGCTATCACAAGAGGAAAGAGGTGGCAGGATTATATTGACGAAGGCGGGGGGATGAATTTCCTTACCTATCAGGGAAGGCCATTCCATACTTCGATTAAAGGAATAAAGGGATTGCAGAAGGTTCTTGGTTGGGTAGGGGAGACATCTGAAGTCTGGTCAAGACTTGCCCTAAGGGAACGTGCTTTAAGGAATGGGAAGTCACCGACTGAGGCAACATGGACCGCTCGGAATTACCTTGATTTTAACCAAGGTGGAAATGTCATCAAGGCTTTTGATACAGGAATTCCCTACCTCAACGCTTCCGTCCAGGCGACACGAGGGTTATTCCGGGCCGTTGCCGACAGACCAGGTCAGACAATCTGGAAGCTCGGGCAAATCGGGACCCTGGCGAGCGGCCTTTACCTTGCCAACCGTCTCGGAAATAAAAAGTGCTGGGAAGCCGTGCCGGACAGGGAAAAGATCAATAATTTCATCATCACGACACCCTGGAGTGTTAAGGATAAAAACGGGAACGAAAGGCATTTTTACTTCAAGATTGCCAAAGACCAGACTCAGAGAATCTTTTGCTCAATTTTTGAGAACTTGATGGCGAAGGCTATTGGCGAGAAAGTCAATGGTGATCAGATCGCTGGGGCCGTCTCCGATTTTATCCCCATTGTGCCGGAGCAGAATATCCCACCGACGATTGACGCTTTTCTCGGCTACATGAAAAACAAAGACTTCTGGAAAAATGAAGATATCTGGAAGGGACCGAAGGTCACGCCGAGGGAAGAATACACGGTCTATACAGACCCCGCCATGAAGAAACTCGGCCAATTGACGGGGCTTTCTCCAGAGAGAACGGAGTATGCCTTGAGTCAGATTTTTACTCGAGGAAATATTTATACGGCTCTTGTGAGTGGTGGCTTAAACGCAATTCTCGGAGGTCAGTCGGAGGCTGACAAAAGAAAATTAACGATGGAGTTTATAACCAAGGCCGTGCCGGACATCAAGAGGGTTTTCAATATTACTCCGCCTTATTCTCAGACAGAGATAAAGCAGGCCAAGGAAGTGGCAACCGAAGAATCGACAAGAAAGTTCAAACAGGAACGCGAGCTTAATGAGATGGCTTCCCAATATTACCGCAAACTTTATGATGAGAAAACACGAGATGAAAAGCTGCTCGGCGAGATCAGGGCTTTTATTCGCCAGCAGCCAGCCGAAGACAAGGATAGGATGATCAGGTGGTTCAATAATTATGGAAAGGTTTATGACATTCCCGATCGTTCCTGGTGGTTGACGATTGCGGGGATGCCGCCCGAAACAAGGGCGACGGTTTTCTGGAATAAATATGTCGAGTCAAGCGAGGAAGAAAGGCAGGAGCTTTTGAAGCTGGCTCGAAAAGTGCCGGAGATCATGTCAGACAGATTCAAGAGGCGATTAAATTTATTGATGTCAAAGTGGGAAAATGAGAACAAATAGGTTTTATCGAATCTACGCAGATCCGGGACATGGAGGCAACGACTGGGGGGCCATAGGCCCGGATGGAATAAAGGAAAAAGACATCGTGCTTCAAATAGGCCAGCTTTTCAAAAGAGTGGTCGTCCAGGGCGATTATCTCTATTGGCCTTATTTGACAAGATTCAGCGATAGATACCTCACGCTGGCAGCTCGATGCAAGCTTGCCAACGATAGAAAGGTAGACCTTTTCGTGAGCCTTCACTGCAACAGCGTTGCCAACCCGGAGCCGGAGGGAGTCGAGGTCTGGTTTAAGAAAAAGTCGGAGTCTTCAAAGTCGCTTGCAGCGGAACTCTATTTGAGTTTGCTTTCTTCGATGCCGGGGATCAACGGTCGTGGAGTTAAGTCGTCCGACATGGCTCCACATGGCAGCCTCTATGTTCTTGAGAATGTAACAATGCCGGCGGCCCTCATAGAGTTTGAATTTTTATCTAACCCAAAAGAATTCATAGGGGATATCGAAGATCAAAGGCGTGTCGTGAAGGGACTCGCCGAGACGGTCGAGGAGTTTCTTGAGTCGGGAGAACATGAATGAAAGATTTTTTGAAGGCCCTAGGAGTGGCTATCACTTTAGGGGCGACTATCTATAGGGCCATAAAAAAGGCGAAGGACAAACATGAAAAAGAAGACATTTACAAGGCTATTGCTGACCGTGATCTTAATAAGCTCCGTGAGCTTATTTTTAAGTAGCTGTGGTCAGAAAAGAATAGTCTTCATCGATTCGACGGAAGACATCCTGGGGTTTGTTGAGGATGGCAAGATTATTTCAACGACGGTGATAAAGGACGGTGTAATCGTGACGCGGGGATTCATAGTGAAATTTCGAGAAATGAAGAAGGCACTGGAGGAGAAATAATGATTCATCTTATCGATGGAGAAGAGGAACAAAGAGCATAGATGAAACAGTATCTCGCCGAGATGAAGTGGTCGCTTCTTTTTGTGTTGGTCCTTTTCATTTTGGCAGGTCTTTTTATTTACAATGCCACCAGCCAAACGACCTATGTCGGGAAATTCAATATTTTTCATCTTGTTTTCAGGGAGGCCATCGAGACTGTTTTCATAGAATTTGACGATGGAGATTGCTTCTGCCTGACCACGAACGAAGGCTATAGGGTCAGCGGCGACCCGGCAAGAATCGCTGATTATCTCGTGCGTGAACAGGGAAAGCAGCTCTCGCACATTATCCGAATAACTCATAACCACTTTAGCGGGGAAGGTTTTACTTGGGCAGATAAAAACACGTACTTTTATTTCAAAAACCGCGGATTCAACGGCAAATTCCAAATTTATTATACGGCGATGGGAAAAACGAAGACATTGGGAGAGGAGTGAAAATGAATAACCTTAACACCCTTGGTCTATTGGCTCTTGCCCTTCTTATCCTGATCAAAGATGTCGTTGTCCCGTTGCTAAAAAGAATGAATCACAATAGAGCAAACCCTATAAGCCTCGACTGCCTGTACCAAGAATTCAAAGACTTCAAAGAGACTCAGGAAAAGTGGAATGAGAAAGTAGAAAAAAGAATAGAGAAGATTGAGGAAAAATCATGAAGTGGGTTCTGGCTGTAATAGCCTGCGAAGGCCTCACCGAGCTTCTTGTCAACGCAGAGATTCTTGATAGTCCTCGAAATTTCTTGTCTAAAGTAAAGTTTCTCAAGGCGTTGTTAGAGTGCGGCTATTGCGCTTCTGTGTGGGCCGCCCTGTTTGTTTTTGGCATCCTACTTTTGAAGGCTGAGATTGTGTTGGTTCCAATCGCCATTCATCGCCTCTCAAATTATCTTCACGATTTATATAAATTCATCAAAAACAGAAAACGAAAAATGGAGGTTTAAATGCCATACACAAAAATCACAAGAGAAGGAAAAAAATTCTGCTACAAAAACAAGGAGACGGGTCAAAAGATATGCTCAGATTCGGAGCATGACGCCATCGCCAGCATGAGGGCCAGATACGCAGCAGAACATGGAACAGAGATGACAGGGAAAAAGGGAAAGCCCTTTAGGGTGAGACACGGAAAATAGAATTTGTTTCATTTTTCAATTCTTGCCTAATCTTCTTGTAATCTATTCCCAAAAACTTGCAGATAAATATGAAGCCAAAAATATAGTTTAGCGATTCTTTATCATTATTGAAAAAATAATATTCAGCTTCCCTAAACAATCTCTTTGCGTTTTTCTTGTTGCTTCTGCGAAAAGTCCTATAGTCTTTGAGTGCAGTCAAGACAACTTCTACCATATAAACGCCGATTTCGTTTCTAGACGTAAATAAAAATCTCCAGCCTGTGATTCTTTCTTTTCTTTACGTGTAATACTCTTTTACCCAACCGCGTCGATCTTTCCAAATCCACAATTCCTTCCGGCAACTCGGCGGCATTTTCAAAGCGCGAATCCTGTCGCGCATTTCGTTGTCGCACCGGTTTGACTTAACCTGAACGAATAAAAGGTGACTTCCATCGGGGGCCAGGCCGAGAACATCGAATAGACCAAAAAGGTCGATGTTCAAAAACTTGTGACGGATGGTCTTCCAGGTTATATAGCCCTGTGCCTTGAGTTCATCTTCACAGAGCTTTTCTTTACGATAACCCTTTGTGATTTTTTTAATCATTCTCGCTTGGCCTCCCTATCAAAACATCGTTCTTTCTCGAAAATCTCATCCTGCCTGTCGCTCCAATCCGCAGCGGCACAGATGGCAGCCGTGAAAAAACCGAGAACGAAACCGATAAAGACAAGCGCAAATGCGGCGAGATATATCATTATTCCTCCTTTGACGGCCTTCCAATGAGTATGTCTTTTGTGGATTCGGCCTGCACCACGACCGCCTTCTTCTTTGCCTCCCGATCAATGTTCTGAGAGACATCGTCCACGGTGAGAACCCACCACAGAAAAAGGAAAATCAGAAAGCCGAGAATGGAGAGGAGCCGGCGGAAGAAAGTGTCAGGTTTCATTTTTCCTTCTCATCGGCGGCCTCCTTTTTTTCAATATGCCGAAGATAGGCCCGAATAGATCGCAATGGAACAGTCGTTATAATTTGGGGAATGCTTTCTCCAATATAGGCATGAATTTCAATTCCATTTTTATTTTCGTATGCCCATGTTTCTCGTGCCCCACTTGTTTCAACAAGTGGAATAAAGTTAAGACGTAAACCGTCATTCCCAAGTTTTATTTTACTCATCGATAACCTCCTTATCGAAAGATGCACTTAATAAACGCCCCGAGTTGCCATTTCGATATTGGTCGGCCCTTGATATATTTCTCATAGCAGGATTGGGGCTTAGGCGGAATTGGCGGTATGGGTTCAGGGGGAATCGGCTCGGGCGTTGGCGGCTCAGGTTCGGGCGGATTGAGCGTTTTTGAAATCGCCTCAACTCGAGTCCAATACATTTTATCGACATCTATGATCGGCTTTATCCCCACTTCCTCATTGGCTTTCATTTCGTAGCCAATGGCCTGGGGGTCGTTCCTGATCGCCGTCCCCAAATCGGCGAGTTGCTTGACTGTCGGAAATGGAATATTGCCGTCGCCTGAGTAGAGGATTTTCTTGCCCTGGAGCAGAGGAACGGCCCACTCAGGAATCTTCCCGATCTGCTCTTTATGATAGATGGCATGGGGGGCGATGATGTCGGCGTATTTCCAATACTGATTATTTGTCCAGCCAGGCGTGGCTGTGGACTGAATCAGCCTATCTTCGTGGACGCCCAGTGCAAGCAAAGCGTTATGATGCCACTTAATAAAACGTTCAATATATGATAGGGGTTCGTTAATGATGGCAAGGCGATAGTCAACCTTTTGTGCGTTAAGTATTTTTATCCACCTTTCGAGATAGGCTTTCCGTTCTTTCTGGATTGCCATCGGCCAGGATGCGGGGTAATAAAATATGGCAACGGGATGACAATGGCTTTTGAACTTTTGAACAAACCAATGTTTTGTCCACCCTGCCCCATCCAGACTATTGCCGTCCTCAAAGTCAAGATCAACGCCGAGTCCTGCAATGCCGACTTGCTTGATTAACGCTTCGGCCCGAGTCCAATAATCCGGGTTTACGGGCTGGCACTTTTCGCCATCGCCCCAAGTAATAGTGCCGAAAATACGGAGCCGGGTTATGCCATAATATTTACATCTCGATAGAAACAAAACGATATTGCCCCGACAGGCGATAAAAAGGCGGTAGCAACTTAAAACGACATCCTTAACTTCACTCACCGGCGGCCTCCTAATAACATTTGAAATGCTATCTTTGCGAATTTAAAGGATTGACCCATTAACCAAAGAAACCAATGCCAGTTAGAATTGCTATATGGTTTACTCATCGGCGACCTCCTTTGGCTTTCCCGTTGTTAACAATCTTCCCTCTATATAGGTTTGGTAAAGCGTCCTTTTCCCATCGAAAAGATACGGTAGAAAAATCTCCTGCGGATGGGCCTGGCCGGAAGCAATGAGGCTAAGTTGCGCATGGATCCAGTCTTTCAGAATTCTCCAGGTGACGTTGTAGGCCCTGGTGTCCCGACCCTTCATGGTGTCCCGACCGTAATAAGTTCTTTTCCCCGAAAAGATAGCCTCCCGTACGCCATTTATGTTCGCGGGCAATTTGAAAATTTTATTATTGAGCTTAAACTGAAGGCTTCTCACTCTGCCGTCCTCCAAATACTCTTTCATAATGGCCTCAGCGCCGAAAAGGGCAAGGATTTTCTCTATTTCGGCGATGCTTCGTTCGGCAGAGACGCTGGTCGTGTAGTTTTTGATTTTATTCATGTCTCTCCCCGCTCATCATCGGCCTCCTTTTTGGGCTTGCTTTTTAAAAGTGCGGACTTTTTGTCTCAATTCCAATAGTTCAGGCAAAGTATCCATAGCTCGTTTCTTCCACTTCTCTCGCTCCTCGATGAGGCGGCGAATGGCCCCCAGGGATTTAGCCTGTTCGCACCAGGGGTCTAATTGTAACCTCATATAAGCATCATCCAGGGCCGCCAGCATTTCCTTCTCCGTCACTTCACTCATCGGCAGCCTCCTTGTCCGACGGTTCTTTTTTTCCATAAACGGTATCAGTTTGAAAGTAAGCACAATCTCAAATTTTGTTTTGCATTTCTGACAAGTAACAGATGTGATTCCACAAGATTCCGCATATCCAACATCCAGCATTTCTTTACACTTGGGACACGACTCCTGCCAATAATATCTATCACCCATTATTTTCTCCTCTCATCGGCGACCTCCTTCCCAAGAAAAGCCGAATTCAAAATTCAGGACTGTAATAGAAAAATAATGATGATTACCAATCGGATGCCAGTTAGCAGCAAGTCCAAAAAGTACAAAGTAAAAACCTGTTTTATCTACAGATGTTTTCCAATAATTACTGAAATAAAAATCCCACTTTTTCTTTCTTGTTATAAGTTTCTCAAATTTATTCATCGTCGGCTTCCTCCGGCGGATCGCAACTCGGCTTCACGATAAAAAAATTCCCGCCCTCCAAACCAATCGTTATCTCGTCCACCTCTCTCGGGTCTTCGTTCTGCTCCCTGCACAGCTCAACCCATTCATCCCAATGGGCGAGGAAAACCTTACCAGCACGGCGGTCCATTAGTTTTCTCCAAAATATTTTTGCATATAACGCCGGTTCATTTCTGCATGAAGCCAACGATGGTAACCAAGAGAGCAAATTAATAAATTTGAATTATGATTATCGGCCTTATTTCCATTGATATGATGAGTCATTTCACCCCGTTTTAAATATCGACCTAAAGCCTTTTCTGCAATTAATCTATGTTCTTGAATATATCCAGTTGCATTAACGAAAGGATGATTAGGACACCAGATTAAAATATAACCCCGTGATCTTATCTTGCCGCCCTTCCAACCAGGGCATTTGTCCCCCGTCTGCTTTTGCCGAGCCAACGCCAATGCCGCTTTTGTTTGTGGTAACATCGGTTTTCCAAAATTAGGACTATTAACCCCTTTGTGTGTTTGACTATATTTATTAAGATTAGATATTACGAGTGGGGAAACTTGTCTTTTTTTATTGGCTTCAAGTAGGATGGATTTTACATGAGGCGCCATGGGTTTCCCATACATAGGATTATTTTTTCCAACGTTCCAATGTCTTTCAATTCGGTGATCAGTCATCAAATCCTCCTGATTGCGGAAGTCTCGGGGGTGGCTAAAATGCCTTCTTTCTACCGGTTTCCTCCTGTCGCTCGGACATTAGCCTAGCGACGTTTGCCACCCCCAAGACTTTTCAGTGGCGGATCAGTTTGGCGTAGCGGTACCGCCAGCCACCTTCAAAAGTCCATAGCCAGACAGGGCCCCAATGATAACTGCGATAAGAAAGGTTATGGCCGCAAAGGTGAAGGCCGTACCTTCACTAATGAACTTGTAGGCCGTAACGCCTACCGAGGCCAGAACCACTAGGACGACCGCTACTGGACCTTGAATGACGTTTGGCAGTACCTTTTTTAGGAACTGTACAATGGCCATCACAACCGCAATCGCTTGAAGTTGGGTCATTTTAACCTCCTAACTATTTATTTTCTTCCCCCATCTAGGGAAGATATTTCTTCCGATCTCTTGTCTTTGCCGAATCAATCTCATCCAGAACGAAACCAATTAGTAAACCAAGGAATAAGCAGCCGAGTATTAATCGTAAAACCTGGCACAACATTAGCGCTTCTCTTCCGATTGCTTGTAGTAGGGACAATTAACTGGCTGTTTTAGGCTTTCCGCCGTCTCTCTTAGCTCAATAATTTTCTTTCCCCATGAACAGTAGCCGATAAGGGTTCTATCGGGAATTTGAGAGAGGTGTGGCTGGAATGATTCACAGTGAGGACATTGATAGATGTTATAGATTCCGTTTTCAGGACAGCACTTGTTCTTGCAGAAATTTGCCTTCTTCATTTTCCCATGTTCTTTTTCAGCTTTGTAATTTGTCCCTTGAGGCCAGCGATGCGTTTCTCCTGAAACTGAATATGCTTTCTTCTGTCGGCGGCCAAGCTTTCATACCAATCTTTGTCCTTGAGAAGCTGCTGATATTCTGGCAGGTCGCGGAGTTTCTGATTGACAAATACCTCCAGGGCATCGGCAATCCTGAGAATCGCGCCAGCTTGAATTTGCCCATCGCAAAGATGCTGTCCAGGCTCAAGATAACTTCCCCAATTTAACTTTGACTTTTCTCTCCAAGAATTATGTTCCGTAGGCATGTTTTTACTCCTTCAGTTTTTTTGGCTCAAAGACCGGGACGAGATATTTCGTCTCGGCCATTGTCTTCTTTAGTGATTGATAACACCGGAGGAAATGGAGTCTATCCCATGGCTCGTCCCCGGGATCGAGGTTTCCAAACCTTTCCCATCCCCCAAAGGCCATTTTAATAGCTTCGTTCAAAATGGGGTCATTCCGCCCTTCGCCCCCGATCTGCAAAAGTGCCCGGTTAGCCCTTCCCCATGCGTCCATCGCCAACCGCTCAAGCTCCTCTGCCGAGATCCCCAGCGCTGCCTCTCTTATTTCCGCCGGCGTCGGCATAGAGGAGAACCGCCTTGTGTTTATGATGTGATTTACTCCTGCCGTAAGTAGGGGATAGGGGATGTTGCCCAGACAGGAGTAGTAAATCTCTATCCTCTGCTTGGAGATTCCGTCTTTCTCAAAGACAGTAGCCAGCATAGCCATAAGTAAAGCAAAGTCCTTTTCCTTCTCAGAGGGGACGATGTTCATCTTTTTTCTCCTTTTCTTTATCCTCGAGCCATTCTTTTATGCCGTTGAGTTTGTCTTCTTTTTTGGCCTTGAGATAGAGCTGATCAAATTTCTCTCTAAGAGTAGGCATACTGAGGATATTGGCTTTCCAGAATTTGTCTTCTTGGGAGAATCGTATAACTACCTCTATTTCTTCGGGTGTTCTATTATCAGATTGCCGAAGCAGGCGACATTCGTTGAGCCATGTTATCTGAGCTTTTTCGCTGATTTTTGAGACTTTTGACTTTGGGTTGTTTTTTATTATGAGGTCGATGAGGAGTTGGCAAAGGTCGAGATCAATTTTCTCGAACGAAGAAAGAGAATTATATTTTATTTTATATTTCTTTATTTTATTTTTATTTGCGCCAACTGCGGATATGGTATCGATAGGGTATTGATAGGGTATATTTAAGTGACTATTATAGGCCAGTAATTTAGGGATTAACTTGTTTCTATTCAGTTCTTTAAGGTCAAGGGCCACTCTCTTCAGTACCTTTGGCGACCTTGAACACTGATGTCGGATGAAATTTTTCACCCAAAGTAGCTTTTCGGGAGTGAAAATAATCTTTTTTTTCTTGGATAGGGTATCAAGAACAACGGATACCCTATCGATAGGGTATCCAGTTTCTATCGAAATCGTGTCTTCCGTGATATAATAAAGGCCAGCTTGGTTTGAGTGCTCATTTGTAAACATCCAGAGATATATAGTCCGACCTTCAGGGGACAAGGTCCGAATAAAAGGGTCACTCCAATAGCGACATTTTATAATTCGATAGTCACCCATGTTTACCCAAGCGGCCCCTCTTTATCTTCAGGTTCTTTTGCCGCTCAGAAAATGACTCCTTATCTTTTGCTGAGGGTTTGGATTTTTCTTTTTTGGGGCCAAGAAAAATGATGCCTTCTGCGTTAAGTTCTGACATACTTCGCATTTCCCCCTTATCATTCTTCCAAGATCGGTGACGAGGCTTACCTTCAACGACGACCAGTTGTCCTTTTGTGCCGTATTCAATCATCAATTCGGCCTTCTTGCCGAAGCAAATTATTCTATGGTATTCGACATGGGGGGTTTTTTCGCCAGGCCAGACTTCATTTGTGGCTAATTGAAACCAAGCCATCTTCGTGCCCTTTTTACTGTCTCTTGTTTTAACTTCTGCGGCAACCCGGCCCACTAAAATGGTTTTACTGAAACTATTGTAGTCAGCCATCGGCTTTATTCTTTAAAACGGAGGCTCTTCATCTTCACTAGACCCTGTTTCTCTTATGATCTTTACTATCTTTGCTCTTTCCTTCCCCTTGATTATTTCATGTTTTATTTCGGCCTTAAAGCGCTGGCCCACGGCTTCATGTTCATCTATCTCGATCTCGCCCTCTTCATTCTTTTTACCGCCAAGAGCAATAAGTATTTCTTTAAGCCTATCCTCATTAGGGAAGAAAAATTCACGATGTTGGTGAGTTTTCCCAGAAGGGTCCTCGGCTTCAAGGTCGAATTCATAGTAGTCATAACCACTATCGCTTTGTTTTAATTTAGGTAGCCTGGTCACAGTAAAGTTATAAGTACCAAGCGCCAGAATCTCGAATCTTTTTTTTGTGCTTATCATGCGTTCTCCTTTAGCGAGTGTTCCTTTTTATGGCTGCCCTGTTATAGTGGATTGCTAATAGGTGAATAAAAGTGTCCCATTCTATGGGAAGGTCTGCCCAAAACTTATAAGAAAAACTTGCTTCCTCTTTATCAATCTTCAGCAGATGACAGCCACCATCCAATAACTTCTTAGGATTATTCTCTTCCCAAATGTGCTTAGAGGCCGCGAGCTGAATAAGATGATCTTCATAAATCCCCGAGGCGGCCTTCCAGTCAAGAACAGAGAGTTTGTCCCGAATGAAACCCAGGCAATCTATTCTTGTGCCGAATTTGTATTTCTCAGAAATGCAAACCTGCTCGGTAAGATAGCCTCTAAAGTTGACCATCTTCTTCCATTCTCGAAAATTGAAATAGGCCATGTCAGCCTTTTTTAACGTTTCTTCTCTCGACTCGATTACAGCGAATTCTTTATCAATATCTGGTTTCATTCTTTTGATGTCGCACTCAATAAGGTAATGAGCGATAGTCCCGGCATCCGTTGCTTCCTTTGAGGCGTCCATTAGGCTTATGCCTTTTTTTCCTAGCTTCCAGGCCCACCATTTGATCCCATCGGTTTTCCAGCCGAGGCTTGCTAAGACCGTGGTGATGCCAGGCACTTGCGTTCCGTCTTTAAGCAGGTATATTTGTTTTGGCTTCACAATTCTTCCTTTGGTTCAGGCTCCTTAGCTTCTTCTTTAGGTTTATTTTTCTCCCACCATTTTTTGAATTCGTTTATAGCGTAGGGCAAATTCTGCAAAAGCAGTTTTAGGTCGCTGAGTTTGCCTTCATGGAAGGATAGATTCCCGAATTTATAGCCAACGAATGTCCGTGGTTGCTTTGTTCCCTCTTCCTGCCAGACCTCAAGAAACTTCTTGAAATCCTGCGGATGAATGTTGTTTTTGACGAGTTCGTATTTGATATCTTTTATCAGCTCCTCTTTCTCCGCTTCCATCTCTTTTCTGTTTTTCTCTTTCTCTTCGGATTCTGGAGTAGGGATTAACTCGGCTGGTGTGACGGGGATCTCAATCGCCGCCTCAGTTTCCATCTCTTCTTTCGAATAAAGGCCCAGCGCCAGGTCCGGGGCATAGGCCCTGACTCCATTTGAGACACAACGCCACAGGTTCATCTGCTTCGGATACTGAACATAACTTGTCTTGTCCGTGAGTTTCGCCCGCTTTGCGTCGTCCGAGGTGAATGTTTCCGTGTGAGACTCAAATCCAGGTCTTGAGAATTCGAGCTTGCAAATGTTCTCATCGCTTTTGATGACCTTATAGGTCAGGCCCTTTTGGATAGCCAAAGCCAACAGTGCCTTTGCCTCAATGCAGACCCGGCCTTTTACGATGGACATCGTTTGGAGCGCCTGGACGGGTTTGAGCCCCAGCTCCCGACCATATTCGATGATGGCGACAGCCCCCGATATACTTTGGATTCCCGGGAAGAGCTTGCTTTGAAAGAGAAACCTTCCCAATTTCTCGAGATTTCCAGAGTCGGGAAGCAGGGCCTTGTCATCGTCTCGCTTAATGACGGCGAGTTCCGAAGGCTTGATGGTTCCGGGTATTCTTTTGATGAGGCCCTTTCTTGGCTTTCTATATGTTTTGGCTTTTTTCTTTTTCGGCATCGTTCCTCCGTTCATTTAGGGCAGGGGATGGTTGCGACCCCCACCCTTCGATTCTGAGGAGTTTATGGGAAGAAAGTTTGAGAGGAGGATAGCAACCGTATCTTCTCCTTACAAATGTTTTTCGGGTCCGCCCTTTAGCTCAAGCTCAAAGACTTCGCCATCCTCGACCTTGATTTTAGGCTCACTGATTTGCTCTTTGGAAAGCCGAAGCTCGAGTTCGTCTATTCTTTTTTGGTAAAGATCGATCATGGCGTTGGTCTCTGCACGAAAATCAGAGAGCCAACTTCGGAATTGGTTGAGTATGACCTTGCCGTTCTTCGCTGTGGGTTGAGTTTGTTCCATTCTTGCTCCTCAATAAGTTTAGTTTTATTTTTACCGGCAGAGACCTGTCTTGGTAAATCCGATTTCTTTCCAATGATGAGAAATATGGTGTGATTGTGATAAAAATAAACTTAGATTCGTCGGCCTATCGTCGTTTGTTATCCCGTTTTTATGATGGACAATTTCTTTTGGTAAAATAAATCTGCCGATTATTTTTTCCATGATTAAATGTGATCGTCGGACATAACCATTCTTGTCGGCATATGGATGATTTATAGACTTGACAAGGATATAGCCGCTTTTATCCGATGTAACTCCTCCCCTCCAACGATGATTTAGTTTTCCTAATTTTGATAAACCGTTATTATTATAATTTTTGTAGTTGACATAATATTCCTTATGTAACCCATATGTTATTCGCACAGTTCTCCCAACTCTATTCCTAAAGAATAACTTATGCTCTTCAATGTTTCAAGCTCAGGATTCTTTGATATCCCATTTTCAAGCCGAGAGATGTGTACTCGACTGCATCCAGCTACTTTTGCAAGATAAGCTTGGCTCCAGCCCAATTCTCTTCTTTTTTTCTTTATTTTTTTGCCGATGTTGGTTCTTGAATATTTCATTTCTACCCTTATGTTATATTATGTTATAACAATTTCATAAAAAGTCAAGTAGTTTTTTTAAATATTTTTCTATTGACACTCAAAAAAATCGTGATAAAATAAAATAGATGAGGAGGAAAATATGAGGAAAATAATATTTATTGTCATCCTGATTCTATCTACCTTGTCTTGTGCGACCGTGAGGGAATATCGGGCCAGATACAAACAGGACATGAACGCCCGAGACGAAAAACTTTTCGGGACCCATCGTAGTAACTCAACGACTTACTCGCCGCTTAACGATCCTGCGCTCGGCTTGCTCCTCGGTTTGTATATGTTAAGCCCACATCAAGAAACATATGCTTACTCGCCGTACTTTCCGCTTTTCCCATATTATAATTCTTTTTCGAGCCTCCTGGCCTATGAAAGTGAGCTGCAAGATATCAACGACATGGAGATGTTCAAGCTTGAAATGAATACGCGGCGAATCATGGATGAGCTGAGAAGGGCGCGAGAACGGGAGGCAAGGCAACTCAGAATGGAAGTAGAGGATCTGACCGATCAATTGAAACGTACGCAAAATCAACTTGACTTTTCTTCTTTAAGTAAATGGCGATCTGAAAAATTGGACTCGGCCTGGTTGTTTAAGGAAAGTGAATCGAAAAAGCCTGACCTTAGCTTCCTGGATAAGATACCACCCGCCAAAGAAGTCTATGATTTTTCTTTTCTGGATAATTGGAAGCCTAAAAAACCCGGGTCCTGGGGTGGAGTTGGGGCCGGTGCAGTAGGCTCTGTCCGATTCTTAGCAATTCCGAAGGTCAGGAAAGACTGATCAGAGGCCCAGTAAAACTTTTTTCCCTCGCCTCCTCTTCAGCCAGGAACTCAGAATCATCGTCAGGAGTTGCGTCAGAGGTAAGCCGTTCTCCTGTGCTATTCTGACCAGCTCTTGCTTCATCCACTTCTTATTTTTCGGCAACCGGAATTGAATGTCATGCTTTTCTTTGCTCATTTTTTACTTCCTTTTTTAATTTAACAAAATAAATTTGAAGCGGCATAGAAAAGTTGGGATGGTGGAAAACGGGGCTGATATGTACTATCTCTCCGAATCTTTTTTCAATGTTTTCTTTTTCACTATAAGCAGGCATGATAATTCTATCGGCCAACAGTTTCATGTTTGCTGTCCTACGCATATATTTTACGATTTTAGTATAGTCTAACTCGCCACGAATATTTTTACTCATTTCTGCTCCTTCTTTTTTTGAATAATTTCTTTATATATTGTTATTTTTTCTTCGTTTTTATGCTCTATGAATTCAATCCATCTTTTTAAATAACTTAGACATGATTCAGCCTTATAGTTTGAATATCCTAATTGTTCTTTAATTTCTTTTCTGCGAGTTTTAAAGATTATATATTTTAAGGTATCAATAACTCTTATTCTAATTAGTGGTGTGTTAGCATAGTAAATATCATCTTTTGTAATTCTCTTTTCTGTTTTTAATTTTCTAAGTTGGCTTATGTTATTTGATATTTCTTTATCAAGGTCTGATCTTAATAATCTTAAAAAACTCAGGAGCAGGTAATGCTGTTTCATAAGTTCATTTACTTTCATCATATTTCGCATTTCTCCTTTTATCTCTCTTTTCCCTGGGCTTACTTTATAATGCCTAACTTTTAGGTGGGAAGTAGAAATCTCTCAGCATTTCCAATTCTCTTTTTTTCTCGTTGTTGCTCATTATTTTATTGAATTCGTTTTCAAGTTTTTTCCTGGCGTTTCTTTTTGGTAAGGCGATTAACTTTTGATATGTCGCTCCATCAAGTCTATTATAAAACCATCTTAGCAACGCAATAATAGTGTCCCAATCTGGCTTTCCCTTTTTGTCCTTCATGACTAAAGCCCAGATTGAGGCAATTTTGTAAACCGGCTTAGTCCCTGCTCTAAAAGGTCCAAGACTTTTTTCAGTAAGTATCGTTGTCAATTTGCGGTAGTCCATTTTCCCTCCTATCTCTCAATATATTTTAGCTTCAATCCTGGGAGAGATTGTCGGCCATAGACAATAGCTATCATGCACACTTGACAGCACCGAATCTTGACATCCTTTCTGTGTGCATCCTCAAAGACCACGACCCGCCGAGCTTTGCCCCGACAACCTTTCCTAAATTGACATCTTTCCAAGTGCGCTCCTCTTGCCTAAACCTCAAGGCGACCCTGATCCTCAGCATATTTTATCTCTCTTATATGCTTGCACTCAATCCGGTGGAAGACCCAGGCCGGACAACTGCAACCCCAAACGCCGGCCCGATCAATCGCCACCGTCCAGGTCCCGTCGCCTTTTGACTTAGGAATATACCACCTTTTCACCCATCTGTCAGCCATCAATAAACCTCCTTACCCAAAATGTTTTCTTAGCCTTTTTTAAAGCTTTGTCTTTTTGCACCTCGTTCCAAATACTCCGAAGATAGAGAGTCTCAAGCGAGATCTCATAGTGCTTTCTCCTGCGCTTCTCCCAAATCCTGAGCAATCCGGTCTCCGTTATCTCCACGATAAGCGGAGACCTAAGAAACCGCAGACACTTCCGGTCTATCACCCGCCGGATAGGTTTCTTCAGTATAGTCATTGACCTCCTTTTTATTCTCGAAAAATTAGGCTAATCATCTGATTAAATAAACAGAAATTTAATGAACTAGGAAAAATATAAATTCCCACTATGGCAATCCCCATTATTTCAAAAGTAAATCCCATGATAATTGATTCGTGTTCAATGGGTTCTTGCCAAGTTTCTATTTTCATTTTTTATTGACCTCCTTTAATAATCTTCTGGAAACATGAGAGGATAGGCGCTTGTCTCATTGAGGACGACGAAGAAATCCAAGCCGTTGACCTTGACCTTGTAGAACCAATCCGTCCCCTTTTCGCGCTGAATCTTCATCACCTCAAGCTTCGCGCCGATCGTAGCTTCAGGTTTTTGCCAGAGAATTAGCAGAAAGTTATGGAGAGAATAATTCCTGAACCCACCGCGCCAGCGCTTGACAAACTCCGTCAGCTTTTCCGGTGACACAACAAGCGAAGCCTCTAACTCCGCGAGCTTGCCCTGTAATTGAGACCGTCTTTCTTTACTGTCCATGATCAACTCAGGTAAGCCTCAGAGAGAACGCCGGCAGAGCAAACGAGCGTCAAGACGCGCGAAGAAGGGAAGCCATTTGCACTCAAAACTTGAAAACATGCGACCGAATCCGGCCCCAAACGCAGATCAGAATCAATCCAGAGATAATCCGCCCGAAGCACACCCGCAGCGCGAGCCACAGCCGAAACATGAGAGACTCGATTATCTACAAGCACAGAGAGAACGCGATTTACGCGCCCAATTGAAAACCCCTTGCCCTCAGGAGATCGAATCCCCTGAACCTCTAACGCCATTGACTCACCTCCACAGAATCTTTTTTGGGGTGACCTTTTGTCTCCCCTGTCCACTTTCATCTTAACACGACTTTCCCGATTGTCAAGACCCCTCCCGAAAAATAATTAAAAAGGAATTCGCGCCCCCCGCGCGCGCGCCCGAGTAGCCCCATTAAGATCTAGCTAAGTCTAGTTAAGATTAAGTTAAGATCTAATTAAGATCTAATTAAGATTAAGATTAAGTTAAGATTAAGATTAATATAATATAGATTTAGGCTAGACTTAGACTGAATCTAGATTAGGCTTAAACTGGATCTGAATTAGAAGAGGAGTCAGTTTAGAAAAAAAGGGGGGGGAAACTAGTTAAACCCCCCTTTTTCTGTCCATATTGAGATTATAATTAATACATTTATTGATAAATAAGATTTAATAGGATAGAGGGACTTGCTAAGAGAGAAGAAGAGATCAATGCCTACTAGAGGAAGATCAGGGGTGATATTAGTGATTATGTCAACTAGAGAGAGGTTATAAGGCAGGATTTATGGGTCGTATAATAACTATTATGTCAACTACATCCCATTATTAGGAGATTCGAATAAGGGGGGGCATATGGGAACTTTCCGATTGACCCTAGGTCTATTAGTGCATCACTTGCTGGGTAAATTTTATCTTTTCTCATACTAGGTCTTTTCTTCATTTGCTATAAACCTCCATATTTTCCGCAATATGGTTTCTACATCATATCGTCCGTATTTCTTTCTAAACTTTTCAAGCCCTAATTTTTGTATCTCTTCTGCTGTTTTTCCTATAACATTTGCGAAAAAGGTTTTCTTTTGTAGCAATGTTTCAAAGGGTTCCTTTCTTCTTTTCGCTTCCTCTTCGAGAAATCTTCTAAGGTGTTGAGGAAGGTCTTCCCAATAAAGAGGCTTGTGTTCTGATTTATTTCTCATAATGGTTTTTCCATTAAAGCACACTTCTGCCTATCACACTACTGGAATCCATCTACTTTTCTTTGTGGCCAATATTGAAAGGGACAATCATCGGGGCAATAATCGGGATCATTGGGAAGTGTTCCTCTTTTGCGAATAGCCCATAGGCCATAAAAATTTATAAATGACCCTTTATTCAAGTGATAGCCTTTCACTATGGATCTCCTTTCAGAAAAGCTCATTACTGAGCATTGTATGAAGCTCAGATTTGACTCTCTCGATATCCTGATTAACTTTATCATAGACTTCATGCGGTTTTAGGTCTTTAAACCTATTGATATCATAATAGACGAATATGCTCCATATAAGAAACTAGCTTTATTTGCCGATCACAGGACCATTGACCATCGGTTTTGGTATGTAAATGGATTTATTCACACAAATACTATTGAAAGTTTTTGGGCCCTTCTAAAACGCGGAATTTATGGACAGTATCATGCAGTAAGCAAGAGGCACCTAAACAAATACATTGACGAATTTTGTTATCGCCTTAATAATAGAGGCAAGGGTGATATTTTTAATGTGACAAGAAAAAGAGGCTTGGGGGTCAAACAATGGGCGAAGAAATAAAATCTGCTAATTTTAAAGGAGAACTTAAAATTGGCGATTTAAGAATTCCATGCTATGTTTTAGAAGATTCAACTAGAATATTATCGGGGCGCGGTGTTACTGGTTCGATGGGACTGAAAGGACGTGGCCAGGGAATGGCCAGGTTTTTAGCATCAAAATCGCTTATCCCATTTATATCAAATGAATTAAGGGCGGCCATCGAAAAGCCAATGCTTTTTAAAGTAGGAAAGGGCGGAAAGCCATATTTGGGATATGAGGCTACAATATTGCCAGAAATATGTAAAGCTGTCCTAAATGCCGAAGAGGCGCATATGCTGCCCCCACATCAAAAACATATGGCAGCTCAAGCAAAAATATTAATTAAAGCATTAGCTGTAACTGGAATTATTGCCCTGGTCGATGAAGCTACGGGATTTCAAGAGGTAAGAGACCGAATAGCCCTACAAAAGATCTTGGATAAATATTTATTAAAAGAATATGCGCAATGGGCAAAGCGATTTCCTGACGAATTTTATCAAAGAATGTTTAAATTGAAAGGTTGGCAATGGAAAGGAATGACCATAAATCGTCCAAGCATAGTAGGTAAATATGCAAACGATATAGTGTATGCTAGATTGGCACCGGGAATAATTGAGGAGCTTAGACGTTTAAATCCACCGGACGAAAAGGGGCAAAGAAAAGCTAAGCACCATCAATGGTTGACAGAAGACATCGGTCATCCGGCCCTGCAACGACATATTGATATATTACTCACCCTTATGAGAATTGCGCCAAATTGGGGGTCATTTGAAAGGATGGTTAAACGGGCTTTTCCGAAATCTGGTGAAGACGTCCCTCTTCCTTTAGATGAATAAAAGAACGTTAACTATTCATAATCATTTCTTTATATTTGACTTCTGAAAGCTTAATTCTTTTGATGCAATTCACAATTTGCCTTATGGTTAGGTCTTTTAATTTTCCTTTACTTGTTAATAATTTAGAAAAAGAATCCTTAAGAACAGAGGCTGCGTCAAACGGAGCAATATAATATAACTCCAGCCAAGTATTTTTATTGAAAAAATCCGTATCTTTTGGAATATAGAACATATGCTTATCGGGCTGACATCCAATTTGAAATATTTTTTTCTCTGGATTTGATGTTGTTTTACAAAATAAATATGGCTCACTATTATTTCTGGGAACATTTAACAAGACTAAAAGTTTTGGCGCAGATCCCCCATTATCAAATTGAAAATCAGCGTGATAAAAAATTTCTCCCTTTTGCAAGATTCCCCGCCATCAAAGAAATATTATGAAAATGTTCTTTTTATCTCTCCTATTTCTTCCATCATTTGAATTGCCTCTTCTTCATCAACCTCGGCCTCGCTGTCAATGGCTAGCAAAAAATCTATTTTCATATAAATTCCTTTTGTTTTTAAGGTTTTCTCCCAAGGCGAATTTTTTAGATGCGTTACTTCCGACATATCTTCAGCCTTGGCTTCCTTGTAAATTGTCGCAAGATCATTCAGAATTTCTATCTCGCTTTCCGAAAACGCATCCAAGTTATATTTCTTCTTTGCAATAAATTGAGTGAATATATAATCTTCTGTTAATGCATCTTTCACTACGACAATTTCCATGGATTTCTTTATTTCATCGGGAAGATCATCATTTTTTATTTGTTCCCAAAAAATCTTGGGAACAGGGCCTTTTTTAAACGTGAAATATTCTAGATCTGTAACGGTTCTTCCATATTTTTTAAAATGGGAAAAATCCAAAAAGAAAAGCAATTTAAATATTTTTAGAGCAAATGGATATTTTACTTTTGCTTTAAAAAAAAGTATTGCGTTTACTCTCTTTTCTAATTCTTTATTAATGAGTTTCATGTTGATTTATGGATGCCTTTCAAGCTATATACTATTTTTATGGGCTTTTTGTCAAAAATCGACGCTCATACATTAATACGATTATTTAGTCGTTTTTGTTTCCCTTGAATTGAAACCGTTTAATTCGCTACCTCAAACTGGGACATCCCCTTTCATTTTTCTCCTTTTATCCTCGCATTCGTGTTCCTAAGCCCGTAATGTCCACTGACCGCCTCCCAATTAGCCTTTTTTGGCGTCCCAGCACAAGCACAGGGCGCATTTTTTGACGGATCTCACTCGTTCCCCTACCACCCTACACCACCCTACGCACAATTTCCGTTATAGCCGAGGGGATGGCGCCTGCTATGCCTGGGCCGCAAAAACGGGCTTTTAGGCTTTTCACTTGTTTACTCCGATCAATTCGGCTCTATGAAGCTGGAGATTCGCTTTTCAAGTTTGCGGATCTCGCGCCGTTGTTTGCGGGTAGCCTGGGCGAGACGAGCGACGGAAGAGCGGGAACGCCGGAGCTCGCGGACGATGGTGAAAATCGCAAGACGCAATCTTCGATCTTCAAGTGGACAGCGGACAATATCTTCTTTCATAGCCACACTTAAATCGTAGCATGGAATTTTGGGGAGTCAATAGGGTATGGGTTAAATTATTGACAAGTAAAGACTTTTAGGCGTATTTTAAAATAAGTGTGATGTGGCATGGGCTTAAGGCGGCGATATCGGGTCTGGCGATTTAAGCGGCGAGTGAGGAAACTCATTAAATTTTTCATGGCTCTCGACAACGCCATGTAGCGTCATCATCCCCGATGGAAGCGGAAGCAGTTTCGGGGAAATAATAAGGCCAATTATCTTCTGGCACGATGACCCATCCCATGCCACCACAGCCATGACAGGTGATTTCTATTATTGTGGCCGTTGACGCAGGATTATATTTCATATCAGGAATCATTCCTCTTCCCCCACATACAGGACAAATTTGTGCGTGTCCCATTTTATTTTCCCTTTTAATTTGGCTCAACGAAGGACGAGATTTTCTCTTTCCTCTCAGATAAATCATCAAGCCTCTCCATGAATTCTCGCTCTATCTCATAGCTCCTTTTTATGTGCGGTATTACACCTCATCCATAAAACGCTTGAAATCTTTAAACAAATTTTCAAGTTTTTCTTTTTGGGACTTCATTCTATCTCAACTTGGTTCGATAAAGGATGACACTTTTTTCTCGAGCTCTTTCAGCCTCTTTTTCAATTGACGCAACAGCTTATAAGCCTCGATTTGGGATTTACGTAGCTTTTGGACCTGATTCAGCGTGTGCTTAAAAGCCCGGCCTATCCTTGTGTGGTCCTCCGGGGTAAGGTTAGAATCAGGTGAGAAACGCCTCGCTGTTGTCCTGGCCTTTTTCTTGTCCACGGCCCTAAAAAGAAAGTGTTCTAAAGTCTCAAGCCGGGTGCCGTCTTCCTCCTGAACTCAGTGTGCTATTGTTCTTTCTCGCAACTCTTTGAAATGCAAGCCAATCATCTTTTATGAGCTGGAACTTTCTTCCATCCCATGATCTTCCTTCTCGAAAATATCTTTTCCTCTTCACGTTCTCCTTTAAAATCTTCCCATCAGGGAAAACTACGGTTTCATGTCGACTCCATATACCCACAGGCACAATTGGACCGAGCTGAATGTAGTTTTTTCTAAATGCAATCCCTTGTCCAAATCCTGACCTCAAGCAAGAAAAATAACCTTTGGCAGATTGTTCTATACTTGATTTCTTATCTGGGTTTTTCATGGCTTTTGAATATGCATTACTTAACGTCTTCTCAGTGATGAACGCTGTGCATTCGCCTTCCGCCAGTTCATCACGATAGGTGGTCTCTTTGAAGCGCTCCCAAAACCAGATTAACAGGGATTTGACAACGGTCCAATCCGGCTGACCGTTTTCTTTTTTAATAACCTGGGCAAAAATAAAAGCTATTTTGTGTTTTGTATCTGTGGCATGACTTTTCGTTATCCAAGGAAGTCCACGGGTCAACATTTCCTTACAATCACGCTCAATTTCTTCGATCTCATGATATACTTCTTCTGATTTTGGATGGCTTGTCTCTGTTGCTTCTATTCCGTAGAGTTGAAGATATTTAGGGTATATTTTAATTAAATACTTCTTAAGGCCTTCAAATTTTTTAATAACCGCCCTGATTTGTTTTCGTTCCTTGGACCTACCTTTTCTGAGCATCGCTGGGAGCTGGTTAGGAGAAACTCTGTATCTCGGATCTAACCTCCATATTTCATATGCTACAACGTGAGAGAATTCATATAGTCCATTGCGCCCTTTAGTGAGAGTGAATAGGTATTCATCCCACTCTTCTGGCATCTGAGGAATGTTATCTCTCATGGACAAAAAAGCGATTTTCTAATCCAAAGTTAATAAATTTCTTTTCCTCTCAACTGATCCAAAATAAGGTCCAGATAAGTGGTTTGCGATGCCATTCAAGTTGACATAATATTTTACCATAGAGTTGAATAAAAATAAATATTCATGGAGCGAAAAATGATCAGCAGACTAAGAGAAATTAGATTTCGAAGGAATGTCTCTCAACTTTTGTTATCGCAAAGGACAGGGATCTGCCAATCGACTTTATCGAAGATTGAGCACGGCTGGAGTAGGGGAACATCCGAACAGCGAAAGAGAATAGCAAGGTTTTTTAAGGTTGACAAAAACTGGATTTTTCCGGAAGAGAAACAGATTCATAAGAAATCGAATGAGCGAAAATTCAAACTTTGACTTCAAGCCCGGCACGAAAAGCAAACTGATTACGGTTTATCGTTACGAGGATGAGGCGGGGGAGGTTGTCTTTGAAAAGGAGCGTCATGAACCAAAATCTTTCCGCTTCAGACGCCAGGTCAACGGCAAGCGGGTTTATAATCTCAACGGAATCGAGCCCGTCCCTTATCGGCTGCCGAAATGGAAAGACGCGCCCTCCGTGATAATATCTGAAGGCGAAAAAGATGCGGACGCTATTGCGGACCTTGGATTGGTCTCTACCTCGGGTCCCTTCGGGGCCAGCTCCTGGCCTACAGAACTCACGCCCAGGTTCAAGGATAAGCAGGTTTATATCTGCTACGACATTGGACAAGAAAAGGCCGCTGGATATGTGGCGGCTTCACTTTATGGCACAGCAAAAGAAATCAGGATCGTCCACCTGCCCTCGCTACGCCATGAGTTTGACATCTCGGACCACCTCGTTTTGTTTTCCCACCGTCTAGGAAAGATTAAGGCCATCCAGGGTCTTCTCCGGGATGCGGAGAAATACAACCCCCCCGGAGTTATCGAAACCCACGAGCCTGAGTTGAGGTCTATACAAGAGCTCTGTATTGACCATGATTTTCTTAACCTCTACATCGATTCCATCTCCCGGGTTACGGATGCGCCAAAAGTTTTTATCTTGTTTTCGGGGATCGGCCTGCTCAGTGGGATCTTAAACAAGATGTGGTTTTCCTATCCGAGACGGACAAACCTTAACCTTTATCTTTTACTGCTGGCCCCTTCTACATTTTACCGGAAATCGGTTTGCATCGATATCGCCAGCGATTATTTAGCGGAGGTGAACCCGGAACTTATTATGCCAGAATCATTCTCTCCCGAGGCTCTAATTGAAATTCTGTCCAAAAAGCGCCGAGGTTTAATATTATGGCGAGAGCTCATCCAGGTTAAAGAATTTAATTTTGGCAGCGACTATTCCAAAGCATTGCCTTCGCTACTAACCGACATCTATGATTTTAAGGCGCGGCTGACGCGATGGACAAAAGAAGAAAAAGAGACAACCGCCGAAAACCCAACAATTTCGATTTTATCCGCTGGAATTCAAAGCTGGCTTGTCTCGGGGATCCGACAAGAAGACTTCATGGGCGGAATCTGGACTAGATTTCTTTTTATTCCAGCGCCGGACCAGGAGACTAAACCTTATCGGCGGCCCAACCGATTCTCACCCTTGCCAGCCATAATTGACCGCCTTCGAGAGCTGGACTCAATCGAAGGTCGGGAACTTGACCTTAACAAAATCTTCCCCTTGCTCGATGCCTGGGGGGCTGCTCATCAGGCCCAGGCAATAAAGATTGAAAATGACTTGATGCAAGCCAACTTTTCAAGGCTTGAAGTCGCCTTACTCAAGATAGCTGGCATTCTCGAACTTGCCGATGACCTAACTTCTACTTCTATCTCACCAAAAGCCTTCACGGAAGCCGTGAAAATCATCGACTTCCTCAAGGGCGAATTGTCTATATTTTTTGAAGAGCACGTGGTTTTTGGCAGTGAGGAAAAAAACAGGGCTGCGGTTATCCGCCTTTTAAAAAAACATGGTCAACTACTTCACAGCGATTTGCAAAGATTAGCCCACATAAGAAAATCGCAAGACCTCTATTCAATCATGACACAATTGAAAGACGAAGACCGAGCCAAAGAAGATTTAGTCCCCCCCACTTCTCAAGGCGGAAAGCCAGGCAAACTATATTCTTTGAAAGGAAGAAAATGAGTACCAGGGTTTCATCACAAAACCACCCGCTACGTTACTATCAAAAGTGCGAGGATACAACCAGGAACAGGGGTTTCATCGCATGCCAATTTGCGACGATACTAAAACGCATAAATAATTTATTTTTCAATATATTAATGACTATAAATAGGTATCATAGCAATCATCACAGGGGGGGCACTTCCCCCTTATATTTCAGGGCAAAAAACAAAGAGGAGATACCCCCTTGCTACGTTGCGATGATACCCCTCGTCGGGCGGTCCGAAAGGCTAAAAAAACCACAAGTCGCAGACGTCCCAGAAGGCGCTGGATATTGAGTCCGAAAATGAAAGGACTCTTTACAAGAGGTTTAAGATGAGCGAGGAAAAAATAATTCATGAATTTAAGAAGAACGCTAACGAAACGGTGATCGTGAAGCTTACTGAGTTTAAGGGAAAGAGACTTATTGATATCAGGGCTTATTATGCGGCAAAGAACGGAGAGCTGAGGCCTACGCCAAAAGGCGTTTCACTACGCCGAGATTTGCTTCCTGAGATGAAAGAGGCTATCGACAAAGCCCTGGCGGCATGGAAGAAAGGGCTGCCGGGAGAGCCGGAAAACGGCCGAGTCCCTGACAAGGAAAAGGTTTGAAGTGACCAAACAAAGATCGATTTACCTTAAATGTTTGGACTGTTCCGGGGGATCTGCGCGGGGGGTAACTCTCTGTAGCGTCCTCGACTGTCCGTTGTGGGAATATCGGTGCGGCTACCACTTATCATCAAAGAGATATCGAGAAAGAATCGATGCGGCTTTTACCAAGGAAACAGACGACATTTTAGAGCTGAAGGGCATTGGCTTGACCAAGGCGAGTTTTCTAAAAAAACCATAGCAGGCTTATGTTCTATTTGAAAAAAGACCCTATTCTAAAGTGGTGAGTGACAAAATGAACTGGCTTCTCACAGTCAAAGAGCTTGCCGATCTTCTTCACATTCACCCTAAGACTGTTTATCGATGGAAACAAAATGGAAAGCTTCCCTTTTTAATGAAGAATGGTCTAGTAAGATTCAAG